TCAAGGAACGAACCGTCACAACGCACAAAGAAGGCCTTGCAACGACTGGAGAAGACCAAACAATCTACGGCAACAAATATTTCAAAGATATAACGACGTACGAAAATGATGTTTACTTCGAATCGGAAGACGATCCGTATGGGATTCGGTTTGGTGTGTCCGGCGCAGAATTGAGCATCCTGCCTTATGCGACAAGAGGCGGAACGCTTGCGATAACATCTTCACGGGTTGTCTTTTCTGGAGCGTTGGATTCGTTGTTCGTTGATGGTTATGCGCTCCATTCAGGTGAGATTGCTTTTGTAAACGAATCGACAAGCCACAACGTTTCTGTCTTCGTGAATAACTCGGCGGATACTGTTAGCGATGCGAATATTGTAGACATTCAGAATGTACGCAATGCCACGATCAGCAACATGCTGACTATAAACGGTTCAAACGTTGATTCTGATGGATATGTAACGCTTCAACAAATTCAGTATCCCGGAGACAATAACACGACTGAAATTTGGCTTCGTGTCGAGTGGCCGGATTCTGGGGCGGATAGAACGGTGTTTTATGTTTCCGGTGACATTAAATGCACTGGAACTATCGAGATCAATGGAGGCAATTTTTACTGCAACGAGGTTGGTTCGGAAGCTGATCTGTATGACGTTGTCATCGATGGTTCTTTGTCTGTCTCTGGGGGAGCTACATTTAATGGGAATGCGTCTTTTAATGGAAATGTAACCGCCGATTTAGGACTAACATCGAACGATGTGATTACATCGCTTTCCACGCTTGTTGTTAAAGATGATTCTGTTCGTGTCTTTGACAGTTCAGATCATCTAAAGACTGAGTTGAGTACTTCCGGTTTGAACGTATCAAACTCGTCTGGTGTGACAACTGGCGTTTTGAATGCCGACACTGGAAATTTGGCAATATCTGGCAAGATGACAGTTGGTAACGGATTGGTTGGCCTCGCTTCGTATAAAGACAACAGTAACAACCTTGTGGTTCCTATTGGTGGTATTGTATTGGCATATATCGGAAAACAGTCTCCGTCTATCAGGAAAAATGCGGGGGAAATAATTCAGACAACCGATTTCAATCCCGCCCCAAAGATTGGTGTTATTTTCGATGACGGTTCGCTTACGGTGGGTGGAGTTCCTGACCAGATGGGAAGTGTTGATTCGGATTTGCCGTCTGGAAAGTATGCGTGCCTTAGCACTATTCTGGTGTCAGGTGCACAAGGTTGTCTTGCGCTTCTGCAGCGTGTCGAATAAGGAGTTCAAATGATTTCTCCATTCTGGGCAACGACTATCATTGTGGCGTTCATTCTGATTTTTGGCGTGGGGGTGCCAATCATGGACAAGTGGTTTCCAAAGTATATATCTTATCGTTGGTGTGTCGTCGTCGTCGTTCTGGCATTGCTTATTGGCGTTGTTATTGATTTCCAGATGATTTCGGATGATGCCAGGAAAATAATGATGGTCGGCGCGCTTGTCATTGCCGGTGGTTATGTGTTATTAAGGACAATCGAAAAGGCATTTGCAAATGGTTGGTTGAAAGGCGCTCAAATCGAGGCGAAGAAAGGCGATATCTCAATAAAGGTTTCGTCACCAAAGGCACTCGATGAAAGCATCACAACGTTACAGGAAAGCGGATTTGACTTACTCGATAAAGAGTATGTAGACAAGATTTGCAAATAGGGAGAATCGAAATGGGCGTGCAGGAGTCGTGCTTATCAAAAGGAATTGAACGGTGCGGATATCACATTTGCGTGTTGGGCTGCATCGGTGCCGGAAAATCCACATTGGCAAGAGCGTTACAGGAAGTAATTGACCACGAAGAGGGTGACTGTTTGGGCCTTTATGAGCCGGTTGAAAGCAATCCTCTTTTGCCGTTGTATTACAAGAACCCACAACGATACGCATTCTCGATGCAGGTTTACATGCTGAATCGACGATTTGAGCAGCAAAAACTTGCGCAGGATGCTGCGTTCATGGGTATTTCGTCGGTTCAGGACAGTTCCCTTTTTGGTGATTCATGTTTTGTCGAAATGCTGCGCAAAGACGGTACATTGTGCGAAACCGAAGTTGAGGTCTATTCATCTTTGTTCGCAAACATGAGCCGTGAGGTGATGTATCCGTCATTGGTCGTTTATCTGAATTGCCCGCCTCATGTTGCGAAACAGAGAATCGAAAAACGTGGCCGTGATTGCGAAAAAGATATTCCGATTGATTATCTGACTGCACTCAAAATGGAGCTTGACGCGTTCATCGCAGACTTTCAGCGGTACACCTTCGTTAAAGAAATCAACGCGAGCATCGACTTGACGCCTCCGGAAATCTATGAGCAGGCGAAAGAAATATATCACGATTTGAAACTCATGCGGAATAAACCAATCATTAGCAGGATGGGTGTGTAATGGAAAACACGTTTGGTTGGAAAGTCGTAAACATTCTCATATTTCTGCAAGGGCAGATTGTTCTTCGCCAGATGAAAGAGCAACATGCCGACAAGCTGCAAAAGCTCTATGATGCGTTGCGCTTCTCGATGGCGGTTTACCTTAACAATCGCAATTCGATTGCCGGTAAATATCTCATGGCATGCGTCGAAAACGATGATGCAATCCGATTGCAGAATGAAGACGTGATAGACAAACTGATTGCCCTTAATGTGCCGAAAAACAAATGAAAATCGACTACACATCATTCAATTTGTTGTCAGTTGTCCTGGATATATGGCAGTTGCCACAGCTATTCGTTGCGGCGATTGTCATGCTATTTGCGTTGGTATTTGCCCGTGACAAGGCATTCATTCCATTCAAGAACGGCAATCTGTCCGTGTGGGAACTGTGTTTGAATTTGAAGCGGAATGCACCATTCTGCTTTTCGTTGGGGCCGATTATCGTTACGCCGTTTCGTGTTACGGATGCGAATTTGAAACATGAGACGGGGCATAGTGTTCAGTCGCTGTTGTTGGGGCCGTTGTATTTGATTGTCGTTGCTGTCCCGTCTGTAATCCTTGTGTCTATCAAACGGATTTTACACAAAGATAACGATTGGTATCACTCGAAATATCCTGAGAATTGGGCAGACGAACTGGCAGGCAAGGTGGCGAACGATGCAAATTAAACACATCATCATCATTGTGGCATACGGATTGATTTGTTTCGTCGGCAGTTTGGCTTTCGTCCAGTGTTCGGAAAAGGCGGCACAAAAGGCCGTCAAAAAGGCCGAAAACGAGGCGTTCGCGGCAAAGGCGGATTTGGATATAGCCGTGGCCGAAAACGCGCGGCTAAACGAAAATATGGCCAAATATGACGATGTTTTGAAGCAGGCGTTTACGGCAATCGAAAAGGCGTATGAATCACATGGGAAACGAATTGAAGAAATACATGATCTGCCTACTGATTGGCTGCAGTGCGAACTTCCTACAGGCGTGCAGGACGTGTTCGCCGAGTATTGTTACGGTGACGCAGAGAGAGAGGCCGCCAGAATCGTTGCTGAGTCCATGCGAAAAACCGATGGCAAGTAAGCTCGAAACGAATGAAGATTTGGCTATATTTACCAGTCAAGTTCTGTCCGCATGGGAAACGTGTGCAGCAAAGATAGACGCGCTGCGTGAATATTTTGAAGTTGTCGATGATGGATAGTATTGACACTTTGTATTGTTTGAGCTATCAATATACACATTCTGATTCTCATTGTGCGTTGGGGATTGGCCTTTGTCACGAGGCGATGTGACGCGCTCCCTGCGTGGAGCCAACGGTTTTGTTGTTTGGGCCGAAACGATCAAACAAGCCCCGGCAGAGCGCACACAACCTGCCGGGTTTTTGCCGACGGATACTCGAATGCCACGAAGTCGGCATCAGCCAGATTGAGCTCGATCGGGAGAGCACCTGGAGCGATGACATCAACCAGGGGGAGTGAGTTCGAACCATCACAATCTGGCGTAGGCAGTCGGTAAATGGAAATTGTTTGAGTTTATTAAAGACCCCGAATCTTTCATCAGACAAGACGGTTCGAATCCGTGACCGACTATAGACGGCACAAGATATTTTGGAGAGACAACCAAAAATCGCGCACATTCAAGTGAGCATCATGTTCGCGGTGCCGTCTTTAACTTTGCCATCCTCCAACAATGGCAAACAAGCGATTGCCACTCTTTGTCGGTCGGGTGGCAGTCGCTTTTTTTGTTTGCTATGAGATACATACTGATACTTATTGTTACTCTGTTTCCGTTCGTATGCTTTGCACAAGAATCATGGTTGGAAAGATGCGAACCATATCGTGAACAGGTCCAGAAGATACTTGTCGATTATGGCGTTTCGCCGGATTACTACTTTTTGATGGTTGCTGAATCCAGATGTACACCAAAAGCTGAATCTGACAAAGGCGCGCAAGGATTCTGGCAGCTTATGCCTAGGACGGCGAGAAAGTATGGATGCAACAATCCACATGATTTGGTTTGCGCCACAAAATCAGCCGCAAACTACATAAAACGCTTGCAATCCGAGTTCAAATCGTTTAAAGATGTAATCGTTGCGTATAACATGGGCGGTCACAATTACATAAGATCAAAACAACCAACCAAAGAAGCTATTGGTCTTCATCAAAAGGTATTGAGGTTGCGCGATGACTATCAGCGATTTAGTAAAACGTCTGACTAATCTTTATCGTGATGGTGTTGTCAATTCATCCGCTCAGGTGAAACTCGCGACAAAAATCAACGATTGGTCGGAGCGGTTCGATTACTTTGAGATCAAGGTGATTGACAAAGATGTTTATCTGGTTCCGATTGATGTTTTGGACAGAAAAGAAAAGGTTGAACGCAAACCGTTCTATTTGGGAGGATAACAAATGACTTGCAACGAGACCGACAATATCACATTTGGGGACTGTACATTCAGAATCACAACCGCAAACAACCTGATGCTTGATGCGTTGATAAAGTACGCAATGATGTTGGATGTGATTACAAACGCAGGTGATGCGGAAACACTAAATGTCGATGGTGTCATCAACTCGATACTTGCCGAGGGTATGGCGAAACGAACAAAAGACCTGTCAAAGCGGCATGGGTTTGATACGTCTGGCGAGTTTGTAGAAGCATTGAACCTGTGCAAAGATGGCGAGGAAGTAAAAGCCGTCGTTCGTGACCAGGAGCTTGAAATGCTCAAGAAAACGCATGACGAAATACTGTCGCACATACCGCTCGAAGACTCGCAAAAGAAGTTTGAATTTTAGGAGGAATTGGCAACATGAGTGATGTGGAATCGATTTCAGTTTATATTGACAACGAACACCCCGGCTATGAGATTTTAAGGTCCACGGATTGTTTGGTTGGCAGTTGGAAATGGTGCGGATCGTATCATAATCTAAAGGATGCGAAAGCGCGGTTTGAACAACTTGTTGCGAACAATATTGGAAAAAAACGTAAATATTATTACAAGCTAATAAAGGTTTGCAAGAGTTCGTGGCTTGATCAGATGGCCTTTGATTTTGGATGCCCCACTGTTTATAAGAATGAAGAATAACCATGTCATTTCGCCAAGAAAATTATTATTAAAAGTATTGCACAACAGGATGTAATCATGTATATATAGATTCAGGCGGTGGCGCTTTTTGTACAAAACCAAGATTATGCGATCATCCAGTGAGCGGATGTTTAATAACTGCCACCGCTTTTTTTATGGGCTTAAATATATGCGCGGGCAAAAGAACGGTCGAGCCGAAGAACTCAAACGAACCGCATTGTACGTTGTGTGGCGTGACATGATCAAACGTGCAAAACGTGAGGGTGACTTTTTGAGAAAACTGAAACTATCAAAAGAACTCATGCCTGTTGATAGCATGTTTCGCGAATTTGGCACGTTTGCTTTGTGGGCTCGCTTGAGCGCCGGTTATACTGTTGGCGCGGATGATGATAAATTCATTGCAAGGCATGACAATCACAAGCCGTGGTGTCCAGATAATTGTTTTTTCACAAACGATCTGAAACAAAAACAAGATTTTGACGAAGAATTCTATATAACGAAAGGAGCAAGCCAGGCAGAATATAAGAATAGCACATCAAAAAGAAAACGGCTCGGCGGTTTGTCTGGGACACGGTTATATGACATTTGGAAAGGCATGTGCCGCAGGTGCTCAGATCCAGCGCAAAAGGACTATAAAGACTATGGAGCGCGCGGAATAACTGTTTGTGACGATTGGCGCTTGGATTTTATCAAATTCTATGATTGGGCATGGGAACACGGGTATGATCCGGAATTGTCGATCGATAGGATCGATGTTGATCGCGGATATTGTCCGGATAATTGCAGATGGGCGAGCGATTTAGAGCAGAAATTGAATAAACGCGTTTACGCCGGAAAATACACAAATCTACGCCTTAAAGCGTCAAAAATGCGTGCTGTTATAGACAAATTACCAGATAGCGCCGTTGTTACACTTATCGTTAGATCGTCATTTCTGGACGGGATGAACACAAACGTTCAAGACGAATATCCGCCGGTGCCAGTCGGCGAACGCCTGGACAAGGTGAGGGCAAAGGGAGGGTGACATGCAAAACAACCAATACAATTTGTGGGAAGATCCGAACGTGCCTTTTGAGCTCAAAGCAGAACAAAACCTTTTTTGGCTTATCTATGATGAGAATAGATCATTATATAGGCGGATGAAAAAAAAATGGCGCGCGCGTGGAAAAGATAAAAGGGTTGTTGCTTTCAATGCGTCAGTATGCAAGAGAACATAACTGGCTTTACAGTGAGTGGACAAAATATGTTAGAGACAGAAACAAATAAACTTGCACCATAAACGGGATTGTTGAGGATTAAATTATGCCATTTCATTACGGCAGCCGAAAAGGCAATAAAATAGAGTGGATCGTTTGTCACTATCCCGTTGCGCCGGGATGCAACGCATGGTGGTGCTACGATTATTACAACCGGACAAACGAGGCCAAATCAGCACACTACGCAGTGTCAATCAATGACACAGTGTCGATTGTTCCCTGTTCAATGGCTGCATGGCATTGTTCGATTAAGGACAAACAGGTTTATTGCGCTGCAACAAATTACAATTCGATCGGAATCGATTTGATGGACAATAAGATCAACAAAAAGTCGATGTCGGTTAAAGATTGTGATTGGTATATCGACGAACGAACATTGGACAGAGCTGCATGGTTGATTGCATATCTAATGAGGCGATACGACATTGATATCAATCATGTAATAAGACATTACGACATAACACACAAATGCTGTCCACGTCCTTTAGTTGGTGACGATATTAACGAGTATTACAAGATTTCTGGCAATCAGAAATGGCAGGAATTTAAACAGCACATCTCAGAAATCGTTGCGAAGTCGCACGAATGGGATGCTGAGTACAAACAGAACGTGAAGTAACGTTCATACATGAAAGGAGAGAATATGACCGCATCACAGTTTAGCATTCTGATTTCAACGCTTGTACATGGTTTTTGCATGTTACAAGAGACAATTTCAGATAAAGAAAATGGGCGTTTAAAACGATTTTATTTTATAGAGTGTGTGAGGGATTGCATACACCGTCGGTATGACGCTGAGTGGAGCGATAACGTTAAAAGTTTTGGTATGTATACCGGTCGTTGCGACGCAAACAAGGCACCAATTGAGCACGAGTTGGAGAATGAGCACACAAATGATTTCAATGCGACTGGATGGGATTTTTGCCTTGATCCGTATGACGATGAATCTATCGATGATTAAACGGAACGTGAAATAACGCTCAAAGCAACAGGAGAAGTGAGTTATGAAGTGTGACAACTGTGACAATCCGGCAACCATGCACAAACACTATGAGAAATCAGACGGCACGTTCGCTGATTCATATCTGTGCGGTAAGTGCTTTCGAGACAAATACATGTATAATTCTTGCGATCATGACACGTGCGCATGGTGTTGCAAGAAATTAAACAACGAGGACGGATTCTACCTTGATAATCAAATGCGCAAATACTGTTCTTACGATTGCGTGAGACGGTTTATGGGGTATGAATACGGAAACGATTAGCTTCGATGCACAAAATGACGACAGGGAATTACAACAGTTCGATTCATATCGAAATTACCTGATATGCAGGACGGGAACGTGTTGTGTCGGCTGGAAATACTGTGAATGGGTTGGCATTTGCCCACATTCAGACGAATCAGATTTTGATTTTTCCATTCAAATGGCTTTGCGAAGACGAGAGGAGAAAAACAGATGAGCGAATACCACAGTTGGCGAGAGAATGTTGTTTGGACACACGCAAAACTATCTATAATTATGTATCTGTTATACGAATTGGACGATCAATTGCGTCCGGCACTTGGGATTATGGGTTGTTCAGGTTTTAGTTTGGACGCAGAGAGATTTGAATGTATTTCAAACGCGGCTCGTGATATTCGTGATTTGAGATGGCATCTTGACAAGATGCTTGATGAAGCAGAACGAAAGCATGAAAACAGGAAGCGATCAGATGGAAAAACGAAATGAAATTATAGTCGGCTTCCTCGCCGACTATACACCACAATACATGACAGACGGTGCAGCCTGTTTCGATATTCAATCGGCTGAGGATTACACATTTCGACCAAATGAGCTGCACGTCGTTGGCTCTGGGCTGAGATGTGAAATTCCGGAAGGATGGGCGATGCTCGTTTTCGCTCGCTCATCTCTTGGGCTGAAACGGCTTATAATCCCCAACTCTGTCGGCGTGATTGATTCCGATTATCGCGGGGAAATCAAGGTTCCATTGCTTTATTTAGGCGATGAACCGATTTCGATACAGGCCGGACAAAGGATTGCACAAGGCATGTTAATCAAATGCCACAGGGCAGCGTTTGAAAAAAGAGACAGCCTCGAAGAGACCGATAGGGGCAGTGGCGGTTTCGGATCTACAGGTTGAAGTTTGTGAAACTTAAACATGTTGGAGGATGAGTGATGGAAATTACGTTTGAATCGTTGGAAAACAAACCAATGCGTGAATTTACCGAAGAAGAACGTATTTTTGTTGCAAACGCATATTTGAGACATTTTGACACATTGCGACCACGAGAAAGGCTTATTGGATACATGGTTGTTTTCTTTGGTATCCCAGCAACCTTTATCGGTGATTTGTCTATTGATTTCAGAATGAGGGAGGTTTTGCATATTTCCATTATTTTTAAAGATAGATTTGGACTTGTGCTTTTAGATATACCTAACGATCTTAAGCCAATGGTTTCTGATTACCTTGAAACGGATGAAAGAATTGTGAATTGCATAACACACCTTGCAAATGGAGAGAACGCAAGCATGTCGTTGTTTGCACCAAAAATTAACGGCAAGGGCGAGCGATTGCATGATTGCCGCACCTTTTTACGGAACGCGGGAAAGGCAATCGGTTTTAACGCAAAGCGTGTGATTCTGCATAAACTGCTAAACCACAAACTTAAATTAGTGTAAAACAGAAAGGAGAAAAATAATGCAACTGGGAATTGATTTTGACGGAACGGTCATAAGATATTATGCGTGCTATAAGTATGGACAATGCGGTACAATGTGTTGTGACGCGTGCGAAACACTGGAAGGCGCAAAGCAATCAATCAATGGATTGAAACGTCGAAAGACAATCAAAGGACGTGATGACGTTAAATTCTGGATCATGAAGCAAACGTTGAAGGCAGAAAAGGTTTGGCCAGAACCAAACGGATTTGACGAATTTGACGATGAATTTTACGACAAATACGAAGACAAGGAGCTTGTCGCTGAACAAGAAAAGGAAATGAAAAAGCGACGAGGAAGGTTAAAGAGGTGTCGAAATGAGCCCATACAAGATTAAATATCGTGTTTACGTCAGTGGCGGTGGGCGTGAGATTGAAACGTGGTTCGATGATTATCAATCTGCTATTGACTCACTTGATGAATTCAAAAACAAACACGGGCTTCGTAGAATTGAGGCAGCCATTGTCGGCCCGGCTGATATCATAGATAATGGCGATGATACTGTTCTGTGCAAAGCAAAGATCATTGACATTATGATATAGGACGACAAAATGAGCCCATATAAGATTAAGTACAGAGTGATAACCGCGAAACGCCCCGAAGGTGCGGCGACCGACAACTGGTTTGACGACTACGACAAGGCGCTGGCGTTCGTAGGTGAATACCTATCAGACCGTGGCTGTGTTGCTATGGATTTGGTGCTTGTTGGTCCTCGAAGTCTCTCAGATGATGGCGACGTTGTTCTGTACAAGCAAGAGATATTTTCTGCGGTGAAGGGAGGTGCAATATGAAATGGAATGATGCTCGTGGAATCTCAAATGATGCAATCAAAGAAGACACGCTGCTTCTTGTCCGAATCGCGCACTTCACGTATGGACGCAAAAATTTCCATCCATACGAGTATCATCTGTGCATGTTCATCAATGGCAGGTTTGAATTTGTGGATTCTAACGAGTTTGATGATTACCGTGTAGATGAGATTGGTTCGATTATTTCTGGCATTGACTGGGTTTATTTTGACGATGTTTTAAAGTCATCTGGGCTAGACAATGAAATCGATTGAACATGCAGAGCAAGTGCTTCTCATGCAATGGTGGGCACTTGCACACCAGCAGTTCGGAATTCCCGAACAACTGCTTTTTGCCATTCCAAACGGCGGAGAACGAAACATTATCGTTGCCGCCAGAATGAAAAAAGAGGGCGTCCGGGCAGGCGTTCCAGACCTATTTCTGGCAGTTCCCCGAGGCGAATTTCACGGACTGTTCATTGAAATGAAAAAGCCAAAAGGTGGACGCGTATCTGATGCCCAAAAAGGCTGTATAGAGCTGCTCAATGAAACAGGCTATAAGTCAGTCGTGTGCAACGGATGTGATGCAGCAATCAAAGAAATTATGGGTTATTTGAGGTAATAAAAAAGCCGAGACTGAACATGGGCGCGTCGTGGTCTCGGCGGATTGTCGCTTCAACAGGAGTTGAGCAATACATCAAATTTCGGGCATGAACCGAAACACAGAAGCCCCATCTTCCATTTCGCAGAGAAATCTAGGTGGGCTTCCGTTTGATGTAACACTGGTATTAGCACAAATAGCCTCAATGTCAACAATTATTTCTATTTATTTTTAATACAGCATCATCAATCTGGTTTTGAGAAAATCTTGCATATACAGCAAGCGTTGTTGAGACCGATTTGTGGTCTAAGAGCTTTGATACAACCTCAATCGGTAACCCGGATCTTATTGCTTTGGATGCGAACGTGTGACGCAAACTGTGAACAGATAGACGCTCGCCGGTTTCGTCTGGCTCAAACATCCTTTCCATTAGCTTTTTCAGTTTGCGATACAAGACTTCTGTAGGCTGATGCCACAGTTTCCCGTCCTCTGTAACTTCACGCCATAAGGATAATGTCTCCTCATCTGTTATCGGTATTAGGTAATCATACGTCTTTTTGGATTTGACGTTGTACAGCCGCAAATGATTGTCGTTGGTCATGTCGGATGCTTTGAGTTCACAAATGGTAGACACTCTTGCTCCAGTGTGGATTAGCAACAGAGCAAACAGCAGATATTCCTTATTCTTCCTACGTTTAATTCTGGCCAACAGTGCGGCAATTTCCTCATCGGTTGCGGTCCGTTTTCTCGGTTCAATGTTTGCCTTTATTTTCACATCAATGGCGGGATTTTTGATTTCCGGAACTTTATGGTTTAGCCATGAGAAGAACGAATTTATCTGCCCAATTTTGTGTTTGATTGTCGAAATCTTAAGGCCGGATGTCAGGATCGATTTCACTTGCTCGCGGTTCATTGCGTTACTCAATCCGAAACCACGCAGATTGATTCGCAGCGCAGAGATCGAATTTTTGGCGAGCTGCCGCACGATGATATACTCCTCAACCCAGGATTGAAACGTCTTGCGGATTTCACGCTTGATGAGTGTGTCCCTTGCCTCATTCACTTTTGCGTAAAAATCCTCAATGGAATCGTTGTCCGAAATTTTGACGGTTATGTTTTTGATTTTCCCCGTAGAATCTGGAGCTGATAGTATCCATCGGTGTCCGAATTTTGTGGCCTTTTTAACCAGTCCTTTGACGTGCGGAAATTTGACCGCACAGGTCTTTTTGTTCTTCATGCATTGCCTCCTGTCCAACAACCGCGCCGCCCAAAGCGCAATCGCCTGTTACAGCAAGACGGCGAAAAAATCAAAAAATCGAGACTGGTCTATTCTCTCCGGAATTGTCCTTATTTCAGGATTGGTAGTCAGTAAGCCATAAAGAACGCGCGCGCGTAAAATATGTCTTTGGACAAATCGGACAAAAAAAAGGCGTGTGCCAAACCGACACACGCCCAACCAAAACATCGTTGTCAATCAAAATCACGGCCATTCATCTCGAAACTTGAAGCATTCAGCTTTCCCTGCGTCTCTGCATCACATAAATCGAACGCATCGTCGCCGTCAGGTTCATCCATTGTCGTTCTCCTTATTTAACCTCAAATTACAGATCTGAACCATTCATGGTTAGGTATGTCTCGTCGATTTTCTTAACCATGACATCATCAAGCTCGTCGTAGATGTTCATGCCGTCCGGATTGTCATCGTCAACGCGGACGACATCGATGTAGCAGAACGCCTGCTCTGATTTTCTTCGGCGCGGGTGATGGCTGCGCATTTCTTCGACCTGACCGTCAAACCAGACTTTCTGATCTGCGGCGGCCTCATCAAACGTCTCATAGAGCTTACCGGTTGTGTATTCATCATAAGGTTTTTCAATGCCTTTCGAATCGAATGACTTAATGCCGTAGTAGATCCTGTAGAAAATCCCGGAATTGTCGGCGTTATCGTCTGATGGTTTCAAATTTTTCACATGTTCGTCGATTAACGTTCTGATTATCTCGGCGACGGATGTGTCGTTTTCTACTGCTTCTTTCCGCAGAATTTTTTCGCATTTACCTGAGACTGAAATCTGAATCAGCTTTTTGTCTTTGATCGGCGATGTTCGCATTTCGCCATTGGTTCGATATCTAGTCATCGTTCAACTCCTCCTGTAAATACTCTTCCACCTGTTCATCAGGTATCCATTCGTAGTCGTAATCAATCTTGCACACAAACGCGTCTTCGGTTCCTGCATCCGGATCGTTGTCGTAGATTCCCTGTTCACTCTGGCGCGCCCAATTCCAACCGTCGGTGTAATCGACAAATCGTTTATCACTCCGCATCGACGGCCACTCGTCGTCACCGATGAAACACCTAACTGTAAACGTAAACACCTTGACGTTTCCGTTTCCGTCAACTTCTTTGCAGCTCATGCTTAATCCTCCTGTTCAAGTTCTTAGCCCTTCGCGCGGTCAAAGTTCATTTCTGCTTTCAAGTCGATGAATGCATTTTGGAACTCTTTTTTGACTTCCTTTCGCATGCTTTCGATGTAGTTTGCGTAATTGTTGAACTTGCGCGCCGTTTCACGATCAAGCATTGGCGTGATGTATGCCAAAATCGCCTTTTCAAGATCATCAACAAGCCAAAAAATTCTATTTGTCATAAGAACGCGCTCAACCATCAGATCGGCTTCTGTCTCTGTTATTTGTTTTGTCTCGTCCATGCCCATGCTCCTGTCATAACTAACGCTTTATGGCGTTATGTGGTTATAGAAATATACACATAACCACACGGTTTGTCACTAAAAATATTCGTCCTGATGTTCTGCGTTGGAAAATAGCGTGTATTCCCCTTGCCAGTGCAGTTTCACAACGCCAGTTGGCCCGTTCCTGTGCTTTGCGATTATCACTTCCGCTTCATGTGTAGGTTCTGCGTTTGGTTGATAGTAGTCCTCACGGTGAATGAACATCACAACGTCCGCATCCTGTTCCATGCTGCCGGATTCGCGCAAATCAGAAAGCACAGGTCTTTTCTCTGCGCGCGTTTCGACGGCGCGGTTTAACTGCGCCATAGCAATGACTGGTATGTGGAGTTCCTTTGCGATATTCTTTAATCCTCGTGATATCGTTGCGATTTCCTGTTCACGGTTCTGAACCCGTTTGTTGCCGCTTGTCATTAATTGCAGGTAGTCGACAATCAGCGCCTTGATGCCGTATTGCACAGACATTCGCCGCGCCCTATCTCTAAGGACTGAAATGTCAAGCGCCGGTGTTTCATCGATGTAAACCTTAGCATCATTGATAATCTTTACTGCATCCAGATATCGCTCGTATTCGTTCTCAGACATTTTCTTCTGTCTGATTGCGTTACCATTCACTTTGGCGTGACAGCTAATCAAACGATTTGTCAATTCGTCTGCGGTCATTTCCAACGAAAAGAACGCAACAGGGATGCCGCCATCAATGGCCATGTTCGACATGATGTTAAGCCCAAACGCGGTTTTACCCATCGCCGGGCGCGCCGCGATGATGGTCAATGTGCCGGGTTTAAAACCTGTCAATTTGGCGTCCAAATCAATGAACCCGGAGGGGATTGTTTCGGAAACTGAATCGTCTAACATTTGACTGCATACCCTTTTGAGTGATGCGGAAATGGGAACCCAAGGTGTTACTGCTGTTGTCTCGCTCAATGATAACAACTCAGTGCTTAGTGAAGAAATGACTGCATCGATGTCAGCGACGTTCTGCGTGGCTATCGCTTTCACCGAATCGCTGAATGACAGTAGCTTTCGCCGAACGGAATCATCCCTGACTAATTTGGCGTCATATTCGATCATGCTCGCAGAAACGCACGTGTGCGAACATTCAATCAAATACTGGATGCCGCCATCGTTATTGAACTGCTGATTATTGGCGAGATTGACAGACAATGACGCCAAATTGATTGGCGCGCCGGCGTCTGCTAATTCGCACATTGATTTGAAGATTTGCTGATGTGTCGCGGTAAAGAAATCGTCTACGGAGACGATTTCTCTTGCGATACCCAGAACCGTTTCATCAATCATCACAGCACCAATAACTGATTTTTCTGCCGTGAAAGCCTTATTCGGTTGCTGAATTTGAATCATTCTGTTTGCCTTTTCGATTATTGATGATGTAGTTGACCGCCGTCTCTGCCCGCGATGAAGCCCACACAAGATTCTTGATATTATCTTTAAGTGCGAGCAACCAACTGCGGCAGTATGATGCGCTATTGCTAATGACCTGTTCCTCGGTTATCCCGGCGTGACCACACAGAAATGCGGCGCCAATTTCTGCGACAAGTTCCTCTTTCGCATACATCTCCTTGTTTGATGTGTTTATTTGCCGTTCAAGTGGGATTGCGGTGGAGTGCGTCATTTCATGGAACAACGCCGAATAATATTCCTCAATGCAATCGAATTGACTAATTGCCGGCATCTTGATAAAGTTGTGACTGGGGTTGAACGATGGGGTGCTGTCGCAAGTAAACAGGTTTAGCCACTTGTTGTTATCCAGATACCTTGAGACGATTGTTTCTGCGCTCTCAATTCGTTTCGATTCCTCTTCTGCATTGAGGGGCTTTGTGGGAAGTCCCTCAATGTCTGATTCATGAAACACGCTGTATTCGCGAAGTATCGGATATGCATGTGCAAATGGCATTAGCTCCTCGTCGTCGTCATCGTCGCGTTTGCGTTCAATCATAGACCAGAAATAAATTTTGCTGCTTTTTGCTCCTTTGCGAACGTGATATCCTTCCTTTCTGGCCTGATTAAACGTCCAATATTCGCCGGGAAGCGGCAGCAGGAATTGATTTAGCAAACCGTAACATTGCCCGGTTTGATGCGAAATAGACAGGTTGTTGCCGGAAGTGTGATAACACTTTCGCCATGGAATGATTCCATTTTCAAGTTGGCTAATGATATTCGCTTCAATCTTTGCGTAGATTGTTTGGTTACTCATGACATCCTCCTGTTGTGATTTCACGAAGTCGTGACCTGAATGCGTTTAGTGTCTCTTTTCCTTTTTCGGATTTCTCCCAACGGTCACAATCTGCCCATTCCGATTGTGACTTTCCGCAGTGTGAATCTCTGAACTCCTGTTCCTTTGATTTCGTCCGCAATGCCATCTTGATTGTGTTTATAGCTGACTGTATTTGAGGAACAGACGGCATCCACTGTGGCGATTCAATCCTTGCAAGTTTGAACGCTTCAGCAACGATTTCTTTTGTTTCGTGTTCAAATTCAGCAGACCATGCATTTGCGGTGAATGCGATTTGTTGGTCTGTCAATCGCAACGATGGGTATAGCATCATTGCATACCTAATCATGGTTTCCGCCTCTTTGTTGTTCATTAGTCCCTCCGTGAACCCAGTCCGGGAATTGTTCAGTTTGTGGTTGTTGTTGTTGTCGTTTCTGTCGCATTGCATCACCAACCCAACCACTCAATGCTTTGAAATCTGAAATGGAAATCTCGACACCTTTCTTTCGTTTCCATTCAGAGTAGAAATCTGCCATCCATGTGATTTCTGAGTCTGAATATTTCTGCTTGAGTTCCGCAATCTCATCCGCAGACAGCCACAAATTTGGGCGAACGGCGACACGATTTTGGGGCGCGGTTTGGGGTGCTTTTCGGGGTCGTCCCCGATGACGCGATTCCTGCGGCAAAACAGCGTCAATTTGCGCGATTTCGGGCGCGGGCGATGAATCATACGCCTCTCCCTTTTCGGCGCGATTTGGGGCAATTTTGGGGCGTTTTTCGGCGTCATTCAAAAAGCCGTTATTCCGCAGCCATTTGAGCGCTGAATAACCGCAATCCGCCTTGCTTAGCACGCCGTCATTGATGCAGACATTCCACACAAGGTTGCATTGAACTTCCGGCAGTGATGTGACTGTTGCTAAGTGCGATGAATTGGAAAAGATTTGTCCCTCTGCACATAGCGTCAGCAACCGGATGAATATCGCTTCACGCAGTATGGCAAATCCCCATCGTTGGCTTCCTGCATTATGTATGTCAAAGATGACTGGTTGCTGATACAATGATGACGACATAAGAAATTTATTCATGCTTTCCCTCCTGTTATTATTGATTTATTGATTAATGCTATATGCTATATAATATCATATTATTTATTATTAATATATTATATATATAGTATATAGCGGAAATTCGCATTTTGGCCATCCCAGTTTCAAACGCCGTTGATTTCGTTGGCAATCCTGTGGAAATATAAGCCCGATATATGCGTGATATATTCGCCATATATCATCAATATATTGGCCGTATATTCGCCATATATCAGTCATATATTGATGATATATCGGCTATATATTAATACGGAATTTCAAACGGGTTTTCGTCTTCATCGAACGAAGTGTCTGGCTGCGGTTGTTCCTGTTGTGGCTGATTCTTACCGCCAGACAGAAATCGAATGTTGTCGGCGCACACTGTTACCGAATGGAACTTCTTTCCGTCCTTTTCGTAGTTGTGGTTTTGCAGAGAACCACTAACCAACACCAGCGAACCTTTATCAAGATATTTGCAGCAATTCTCTGCTGTCTTTCCAAACGCGCTGACTGTATGCCAGTTTGGTGTTCTGTTCTCACCATAACCGCTATCGGTGACGACAGACATCTTGCAATAGTTCTTGCCGCTGCTGCTCGATTTCAGTTCTGGTTTCTTTCCCACGCGCCCAACTAAGATGATGTGATTAAACATTCGCCCTTCTCCTCTTGAAGATTTCGGTTGCCACTATGGTCAATTCCTTTTCGTTTAATGACTCAATCGGTTTGATTGCGTCTGTCTTTAGAATGTCAGCATAATCTTTCAACACCGCGTTGTATTCTTCGCCATTGTCTGTCCTGGCTTTAATGTCGGACTTGAGATACACAAGCGGGTCTTGTTTTTTCTGCTCTGGTTTTGGTTGTGGTTTGGCCGGTTGTCGGATGTTGTTGATGTTCCCATCCACATCCTCATCTGCGGCGACTCCAAATATTGCGCTCAATGCGTATCTGCGGTAGTAGGTGATCGACGCGCCGACGCGTTGAGTGTCGTTCGCCTTGCCTTGCAGCTCGGTGTCTGTCATTTCGATAGAGTCTTCGATCCATTCTCCCGATGTGTGGAAAACTCTTGTCGTTAATGCCGATACTCCGTTTTGGCGCGTCGGCATTTGAACATACCAAAGACCGTGCTTAGGCAACACAGCTCTGAGCATGTCAATCAAACTATCCAATGTCGCATACTTATACCCGTATGCTTGTTTGGATTTGCCGATAGATGATATCTCCGGCGCTGATTCGATCAATGCCTTGAATAGCGAGTTTGTCATTTCTGAAGTATGCATCGTATTTTCTCCATGTGAGCTTTTGATGTTTCACAAAAGTCGTTAAACATATCGTCGAGGATCTCTTCGTGCCTAGTTTCTGCTTTATCAAGTCGCTCGCGCAACGCCGCAAGTGTGGATTTACATTCTATCATCCCGCGTCCGCTCAATGAATGCACAAGAACGTGTATTACAGATGAAAGCGCAGAACAATATCCGTCGAAATAGTGAATATCATTGTGATTGTTGATTGCTTCATCCATCCTTTGCAATTCGTTTGTCATTGTTTCCTCCATCAGAACGGTGCGTCAGTGGAATATTTATCCTCAAGCCCGGATAAGTTTCCTGCGTTGCAGCACAAATCCATGTATTCGCAAGTGCCATACTTCAGACAGTTGCATGTGCATTTGCAGAACGTCTTTGTGCGATTGATTTGTCTGCACGTTGCAAACAGCTCAGATTTGAACTCTTCCGCAATAGCGGGTTGCGGTGTGACCATCTGGCGGATTAGATATCCATCATCGACTGCAGCCCGGACGCGATTGTAGAACTCAGTCAATGATTCACCGACTTTTCGTTTAACGCGTCCAGTCTTGCTTGCCGCCTTGCGGGCCTCAAATTCTTCGTCTGTTTCGCCGGTCTGCATATCATGCTTTGGCTTTTTAATAACGTCATAGATAACGCCCGCACAACTTCCATATTTCTGCTTCACGGCTTCAATGTACATCATTGACTGCAAATCGATGTTTACCCGTTGCAGATATCCATCAGTGACAACACCTGCGGTCTTATGCTCAACAACCCAGTATTCATCTGTCATTCGATTGCGAATAACAGCATCCCAGTACCCTTGAACCTTGTAACACTCTCCGGATTTTGATTTTGGACTTCTGACGTCATTGGTGAACCACTTTTCGACTTCGACAACATCGAAAAGTGCTTTATCCTCGTCGAAATACAGATCAATATATGCATCGAGCAATGCCTTTGCCTTGCACAAATCTTCCTGACTTAAACTGCGTTCCGCTGCCTCAGTCAGTGCATCCTGGAATGCGAATTGCCGGACAACTTCTTTTTCTGACTGCTCAAACGCAAGCCAACGAAAAATACATTCAAGTCCTTTGTGAACGACTGATCCGAAATCCAGTGCGTCACTTTTTTCAGTGGGATGAATGTGTTTTACCTTGTCATAGAAGAACATTCGCTGACACGTCTGGAATGCATTGATTGATGACGCAGACAAAACCATTTGGTGATTGTTTCGTTCGCGCCTAAACAGTCTTGTCTTTGATACCAGTTTCGTTGTTTTCATGTTTCAACTCCTTATATAGCGAGATAAATTCCTTTAGCTTCTCATCCTTAAGATTGAGATAGCTGCCCTTTGTCCTGCTTTTGATCTGAATGATGTTGTCAAGTCCGAACGCGTCGGAAATGTAGTCACGGAGCGTAACAACACTGGATGTAGATTTTTCGTCAAACTCTACGCTCAAGTCGTCCAACAACGCCATGATTTGTTTTCGCATTACGCCCCATTTTCCCCATGCGGGGAAATCCACATCTGCTTCGCGAACAGCACCCACAACGTCGCCATTCGAATCAGACCACCGGATTGTCACTTTTACTCTTTGGATCATTGCACCTCCTGTTTAGCGAATCCAAAACCTGAAATAGGCTATTGTTTGCATCGATGATGTACTTCCAGAAATCCCATTCTGGATCATCATCGAACTGACTGGATATGTCGATTGCTTGTGCAATCGTGTACATACCACAAATTTCTTTTTTCGTAAATTTCATTTTACGCCTTATACCTCCGCAAATAACGCCATGCGCGTGCCAATAAGAAATAGCCAGCCATCGTTAAGTCCGTTTGTCGGCGTGTTGTGTAATTTTTTCTGCACATCGGAATCTCTCCCGCTGCACGGCATTGGTATTACATTGACCGAACACATCGTCCTGCTTGGGTGGTCATTATCCTTAACGAACCGGATTGTGTACAGATATTCGATATCACCATGCAGGTAGTCGATTTCTTCCTCTTCAAGAAAACCATCAACGTCATCGCGAAGGTTCCTGTTGGCGAATTGAATCACTCTCTCGCAAAAGGTATTTCCTGGTCTCGAATGCAATCTCATCGAATATGCTTTGTTGACGATATCTATCAGCCTGCATCCGAGTGACGCCGGATATCCGTCCCAATGGACGTAATACTGCTTTTGGCAAATGCCATTCTCGTCGAAAAGTAAAACGTTTGCTCTCGTTGACATATCAGCTCTCCTTAATATGAATTAAACGTTTTAAATCTTTTTCAAACATTTCGTGTATTTCTTTGATTTGTATGTCTCTGTCGAAAAACGCTGAGGCTATATAATCTTTTTTCTGACATTTGATTTCACGTTCTTCGAATTTTATGCTTCTTGCGATAATTCGTGCATAATGCATATTCAATGCATCCAATAGTGTTTGTTTGATGTGAACAGCGATGTCTTCATAGGCACATCTTGACGCGATTGAGGCTTCAATATCTCGTCTGAAAAAACAAGACTGTTCGTAATTTTTGCACGCTGACTTCTTGGTGCATAGCAAGTTTATGTCTTTTTCGTATGCCAACGCCGAATTTAAAACGCGTTTGAGCTCTAATTTCTTTAACTCATACCAAGTGGCGAATGGTTTGTTCTTCCTCATGCTAAACCTCCAACTCTTCAATGTTTACGGCATGTCCGCCATAATCGTTTATCAGATATGCGCATCGGCTATGAATCCCACCAAATTGATCCTCAAAGGCGCGATGTACATACGCAACCGGTCTTGTTTCGTTGTCTGAACACCACACGTTTACATTCTCACATGTGTTTGCTGATAAATGCCATGCAGCATACAAAGCGTCTTTCAGTGAGCTGTATTCGTTTGTGTCTTTGACTTCTGAACAGCAGGTCAATGTGTATGTCATATTACACCTCCAATAATGTTGACGTTTTGACGACATTCGCCGGCACAAGAGTAAAGTCATGCATGCTTACCAGCCCAACAATCTCTATCATCGGGGCGATTATCCTCCCGAAATCGTTTTGTTTTGGCAGGCAATCGTTGAGCTGTTCTAGTATCTCAACCGAGTTTGGGATGACTGTGATTGTCGTGTATCCGCCACCGAATGTCACCCAACGGAATGCGAACATGTCATCACTGTTTAATGATTTCTGCATTACAATGCCGCGCAGATTCACAACGCACATGTTTGTATTTGTCATATCATCCCTCCCGAACGAACCGCCAGTATTCATCTTCCACCTTGTCGTATGAAGCTATGCAATCGTCATTATGCATGATGTAGGCATAGTCTACATCCGAGAAATATTTGCATTCATTCAGTTCTTCGATTGCGTCGAATTTGTCGTCAAATTCTTCACTTCCGCACTCGCCGTCATACCATCCCCATTTTAGTTTAAACATGGCACACTCCTCCTGTTGTTCGGTGCATCCCCATGATGCATCACTCAATCAAGCGGCAGCGGTTCTGCCGCTCTGTTCAACATTGCTCAAATGAATAGCCCAACGATACCGATTGCGATTGATGCAACGAATAGGACTGCATTCACTTTCGACGGAATTAAGCCTGTATCAAATAGATCGTTTATCCATGCATGTACGATACAGTTGTCGCTGTAAATCTTTTTCATTGTAACTCTCCTTGGTTTCAGTTCGGCGAGGTTTCAAATCGTCGAACAAGGTAAAAAAAAGGCCGGGGCTGAAACGTGTGGAGTTACTCACACTCGCTGCTCTTTACCTTAACGGTTGTACATCACAGCGACCCCGGCCAAATATTGGCTCGTAACTCCACGGTTTGCCAACCGGTGTTTCAAGCCGGCTGCCCGTTTAAGATTTTGTCAAGGTGAATCGGGCTTACCCGGTTCATGGTTCCTGTCTACCACAGGATTGGTTCTGTGTCAAATAAACATTTACGTTTTTTGTAAATTTCATCTGGCGCCGTCATTTTTGGCGCTTTTTTGCTGTTCAAGGAATTTAGCCGCGAGAACGCGTAAAATTTCATTTACGCTTGTGCCCTCTTCGGCTGCAACCCGCTTTAATGCGCTCAAATTATCGCGCTCGATAACTAGCGCATACTTAACCGTATCTTTTAGCGGCGTCGTTCGTATTTCTCTCATATCGCGGAATTTCATTGCTTAATCCTCCTCTAAATGCCGCGCGATAGCGCGGCTAAAGACTCGCATACTCCCGAAGATATACAAACGCTGGATCCAATGGATCTAAAAGCTCACAATCGTCAAGCCTCCCGTGGATGGATGCACACTCGACGCGATCTGCTCCAGGTCTAGCCTCACCACAGGATCCGATCCTTGCTGACGTGATAAAGTCCTTCGCCTCCTGGATGGTGTCGAAGGCTTTTTCTTGGTGATAGTATGGTGCACGAAACGTTACAGATGCCACAAACTTCATTTCCTTTCCCTCCATCGATGCCGGTTGCAGTGCAACCGGCTGTTGATTATTTGCAAATCTCCCAAATGAACTCGTCAAGATCTGTTCCATTCCACACCGCCGGATAATCGGCTTTGTATGCCTCAAGCTCGGTTGAGTATAGATTCCGCACAAGCTGTTCCATGCCTTTCCTTGTGAAGCTCGCATCACAGAGATCGTGTGTGGACGTGAAGCTAAACAAGTCTGGATAGCAAACAGACCAGCCGCGCATGATGCAGCATTCGCGATAAGATGCGTTGGTAAAGTGGATCCCGTCCAGTCCGTTACGAAGCCGGTTCCAAATCTGCTCAAGAATCCATGTGCATTCTGAAAAGCGGTTTGTCTTGATCGCATGAAGCATCACTGATTTTTTGCCTGCCATTTCCTTTCCCTCCATCAATCCGGCGGGGAGCCGTTCCCTGCCGTTCATGTCTCCCTTATACAGATATCCGGATAAGGTGTCAAATAAAAAAAATCAAAAAAGTGCGATTTTTTTGCAAACCGGCGTAATCACTGGATAAAACACATCGGCGTGATGAAGGTTTCAAAGACTTTTCCGGCAATCGAATCTTGGTGTAATACCTCCGCTTTTGCCCCAATCAAAGACAGTTGCACATACGTCATATGCACACACAATTTATCCAGATCACCCGCATAAATCTTTAGGAATTTCTGGTAGTTCACGCCACAAGCATGGTAATGCTCACACGCAGCGATAAGCATTGCGCCTCCTCCGCAGCAATCATCCGCAAGCGTTCGCAATTCGCTTGTCGGATCGCCAATCGATACCGCAGCACAAGCCCTGCACAAATGAATCGGCGTGAAGCATTGCCCCAAATGTTTATTCCCGCCAAATAGCTGCATGTAAATCGTGCCTAGATAATCCTCAAATGGCTCCCGTTGAAACGCTTCCATAAGCATTGCGGACATCTGACAGAATTTGTCTACATCGTCTTTTGTGTATTGCCTTGTGATTTCTGCGTATCTGTCGCCGCGCCTTTTCCTGGAATCCACATTAAAGCAATCGCATGAATCCTGTATCGATATTGCAAAGCACTCGCACCAATCACGAAACACACGTTCCGGCTGATAATTGCACATGGATTCGATTAGTTTAACGATTTCTTTTATCATAGCGGCAACGATAATTGTAAATGCTGCTCAAAGTTACCCGTTCGTGTCTCAGGATGTGTCTGATTATCAATCGGTGTTTGCTTGGCCTTAGCCTGTATCACGCACAGGACCTCTTTGGCACCTTGCCTGTTCCGGTTGCCGGCATACGGTACAATTTCGCCTAATTGCTGTTGTGCTGACTGCATTAAATCAGAATCGGGTGAATCAAATAGCCACACGTCACATTCATTCAGTTCGATGACGCGTTTACAGAAATCACGAGCGTCTTTTGTCTTGTCGATGTAATCACCAATTCCCCAACTTTTCGGCGACACAAGATAAGGCGGATCCATGACAATCAAATCACATGATCTGCAATAATATTTTGCTTTTCGTTCATCCAAGCATTCATCGATGACAACCAAATCATCACACCAATGATCACATTCATTTTCGTCATAATTGACCGTTGGGCACACTGCTCTAGCCGTGTGGCCATCAACGTATAACGCACGTTCGCATGTTATCTTGTCAATGCCTGTTTCAACGATTTCTTTTAGTTTGCCTTCGATTTCCGGATCATATTTGACATACTTTTTATTACAACGATAACCGCCATTTGCACGCATTTCATCCAATACACGGTTGGTATCTGCAACAACATCTAATCGCTTTCGGTAGTACATATCACAATCATTGCAGATACACACACAATCATCCCGGAATTGTTTTATCAGCTTAGACATGGCAAACGAACCGCCAAACGCATCGAACACAATAGCTCGCTCCGGCAACGCCTCAATCATTGGTTTTAATTGTCGCCACCATTTGAACTTATTGCCAACAAATGGCAGCGGCGGTCTATCGAATCGCATACCAAACAGAAACAGCCACTTTGAGCATAAATGCTTGCTTTTATTACAGCCCACATGTACACTATACAAAAAGCAAGAAAAACATACACAAACCATGTCAAAATCTATGCATAATTTAACAAAAGCTATACAAAATTGCAACGCAATTTATAAACAGAATAGCAAAACCGTGGTAAACATATAGCTATGAAAGAGATTAGTGCAGAGGAGCGCGCTTTTATAGCAGCGCTTTGCGATGGAAACTCAAAGGCAGAGGCGTTCAGAATAGGTTTTAAAAGGCCTCATCTGCCGTCAACACAAGCGAGTACATCAGCAAACCGTGTTCTAAACAAGCCGCAGGTTAAAGCGTTTTACGAGGCAGAAAAGAAAAGACTGGATGCAGAAATGCACTCGAAAAGCCTGTGGAGCCGTGAACGCGGGATAAAAGAACTTTTGTGGGTAATTGAGATATCCAAGGCGGCAATCAAAGCGACAAAAGACAAGTCGAAAGACAAATTAGAGTCAAAAGACGATGACAACAAAATACAGGCACCAACAGCAATCAACGCGATAATCAAATGCGTTGAATTGCTGGACAAGATGATGGGCGGCGAATCTGAATATGACAAGTCACTGGCAAGGATGCTGACTGACTTAGATCCAGATCTGATAAAAGAAGATCCGTATCAGTATTGCGCAGCGGGGTTCAAAGATGAATAATTACCCGCAATTAAAGCCGTTGTCACATAAAGCCCGCGCATCGCTCAATGCCAGGGGGTGGATGACTGTTTGGGAGGGCGCAATACGTTCAGGCAAAACTGTTTGTTCAATCATCGCATGGATGATGTATGTTTCTCGGTCAAAAGAGAATGTGTTTGTTATGTCTGGCAACACATTAGGCTCGATTATTCGTAACGTCGTTGCGGGTGATTTCGGGCTTTTGGCGATGTTCAAAAAAGCGGTGCTAACACGTGATATATCAGGTACAACAATCATTCGGTTTGGAGAAAAGACGATTTATCTTTTTGGTGCCCATGATGATGGTGATTACAAGAGGCTAAAAGGATTAACCGCCGGTGGGTGGTATGCAGACGAAGTAGCAACACATCCAGAATCATTCATCGTCGAAGCACTGGCAAGAACAGCAATATCCAGTGATAGGCGCATATTTTGGACGCTCAATCCGTCTGTTCCATCTCACTATATCTATCGGCAATTTCTGGATGTGTGGGAAAAGCAGCAAACACCGGGATACATGCGGTTTCATTTCACGCTTGACGATAATTTGGCGATGTCACCTGCGCGCCGCAAAGAGTTAGAAGCGCAATACACGGGACGCTATCGGATGATGTACATCCTTGGGCTACGATGTGCAGCGGAGGGCGTAATATACGAATCGTTTAGCCGTGATATGATTTATAAAGAAATGCCGGACGAAATCGGATATACAGAGGGTGTTAAGTATATCGCGTGCGATTATGGAACGGTAAACCCGTGTGTATTTTTGGAATGCACGTTTATTCACGGAACAGTTTATGTGATGCGTGAATATCGGTGGGATTCTCGAAAGCAAATGCGTCAAAAGACTGATGAACAGTATGTACAGGATATGATTGAGTTCGCCGGTTCACCTGATGAATGTGAATCGACAATTATCGTGGATCCGTCTGCATCATCATTCATCACAGCACTAAAGATGGCTGGTTTTATGGTCATACAAGGCAAGAATGACGTAATGCCAGGAATCAGACGACTTGCGTCACTGTTCGCCTTAAATCGTGTGAAAATCCATGAATCATGCACTGGATTGATTGGCGAATTAGAGTTATATGTCTGGGATGAAAAAGCAGCACAGAATGGTGAAGAAAAGCCGCTCAAGACAAACGACCATGCACCAGATGCACTTCGTTACTACGTTATGACGGCATTAAACGCTTATGACTTGGCATTACCGGAGGACAGATAATGGCAAAGAAAAGAAACGAATTAAAAGAAATGTTTAACGATGCAAAATCGTCCGTAGTCGGCGAAGCGATGGCGGCAACCGTCAGACGAACGGACGCATTTAGTAATCCCGGCGCAAGAACAGGATTTGGGCAACTGAATCTTGTTAATACAACAGAATACCCGCTGACGCGGTTGACTCAGAATTGGGAGTTGTTGACTTCACTTTACCGTTCATCTTGGATTGTTCAGCGCGTGTGTTCTGTCATTCCTGAAGATGCATTAACCGATCTGCGCATAGAAGCGCCGGAACTCGATAATGAATCGATGAATCGTCTGGATAGAGTAGTCCAGAAAACAAAGATACGCCGTAAAATCATCGATGCAATGAAATGGGCGCGCCTATATGGTGGTTCGGCTGCAGTCATCATGTTAGACGGCATGGATGACGATATGGCGGAACCGTTGCGAGTTAAGGATATCTTGCCGGGTTCGTTCAAGGGCTTATTCGTTGTCGATAGGTGGAGTGGCATTTATCCATCTTTGGAATTGGTATCAAATAAATCAAGCGCAGATTTCGGCTTGCCCAGATACTACGAAGTGCGTGATGAAAGCGGCGTCATCCGTTACCGCATTCATCATTCCCGCGTGCTTAGGTTTATCGGTGTAGATATGCCATATTACGAGGCAATTGCTGAACAGCAGTGGGGAACGTCTGCAATCGAATCGATGTATGATGACTTGGTTCGCCGCGATAACGTTACTCACAATATCGCCAACCTGACCTTTAAGGCGTGCTTGTCTGTCTACGAAATCGAGAATCTTGATCAAATCTTTGCTTCTGCATCATCGCAGGCACAAAAGCGCATGTATTCGATGATTCAAGCCATGAGCATCCTTGAATCTAACCTCGGTGTGAAGCTCGTAAACAAGGGCGATTCTGTGCAGCAACTTCAATATGGTTTCAGCGGTTTGCCCGAAGTTCTGGACGGCGCGATGCTCGACGTTTCCGGTTCAACTGCAATTCCGGCAACACGTCTGTTTGGTCGTTCCCCTGCCGGAATGAATAGCACCGGTGAATCTGACGAAAAGAACTACCGTTCGACACTTGAACAGCAGCGTTCAATTCATATTCTGCCTGCACTCGAAAAACTGGCACCAATCGTCTGCATGTCTGAACTCGGCGAAATTCCGGAAGGCGTAGAATTCAAACTGCCGCCTCTGGATGAAATGACACCGAACGACAAAGCAGATGTAGTCGACAAACAAACCGCATACCTCGAACGACTATTCCAGGCAAACGTCATTCCGGCTGATAGTTTGCTGCTCGGTGTGCGAAATGCACAGAATGAAGTCGGAATCGCGACTACCATCACAGACGAAAACATTGAAGCGATGAAAGGGAAATATCTGAAAGACCTATCACCGCAGGCTGACCCATTTGGCGGAATATTCCAAGGCAACGAAGGAAATGAACAGGAACCAGAACAATCCCCGGAACAGCAGCTCATTGAACCCAACGGAAATCAACCCCAAATTGCGAATGCCGTTTAATCGCGTTTAAACGCCCTTATTTGGCGTTTCCCGACGAAGGCAATCAAACACACGCCCGAACCAAATGAACGCGGGATAAGGGCAAAATTTCGCAAATAAACGACATTGCCGAATCATCTTCGGAAATCACCCAACGCGCGTGCGCGCGCGCTATAATTAAGTATTTTACCTTATAGAATAAAATATAATAATACATATCAATAATATTATTATTAATATATAATATATAGTATATAGCGAAAATAATTGTCAAATCGGGCATTAATTCCAAACCCATTGAAAACATTGGTTAAAACCCATCAATATATGCCCGATATATCGCTGATATATGCCCGATATATTAGTGATATATCGCTGATATATCCGCCATATATTGGCAATATATCGCGTATATATGGCCAATATATCCTTGATATATTCCGGATACAAAGTAGACACAATCAGATACAATCGGTGACACATGAAAGAGACAATTTCTGCTTACGGTTTAATTGATGCTGCTAAAACCTTGATGTCTCAAGGGTCTACAGACAGCCAACGTGCTTCAATGACACTACTCAAGGCAAGCGCAGACCTTGCACAATCCCAACTCGTTTCCCTGTTCGAAAAAGCACAAAAAGATTTAATCAATGAATTAATCCGTCTGAGCAATAACGAATTGGTGACTTACCACATTGAGGCAGCACTCGCTCGGTGTAACCTAATCCTGCACAACCTGAAATCAGACGCAGAGACCGTTTCTGCTTCATTGGTTCACGCCAACCTTATCGCCGGTCGCATTCAGTCGAGACTTAAATCCGGTGAACATGAACTCGTTTCTGCATTCGACTTGATTTCTGTCAACCACTCAAACGTTGAACGACTTGTGAACCAAATGATGGGAAATATCAATCATGCCGCCGATTGTGCTGAACAGAGTATCCGTGCCCAAATTCAATCTGCTTGCGTCAAGGCGAATATGAACAAAGACATGGCCAAAGATATTGAGATTGAAGTTGATTTCCCATCGATAGACCAATCATCATCCGTCAAGACCATTTCGGCGCTAATCAAACCACCAAAGAAGCTAACCAAAAAGCAGCAGGCTGAACTCGACAAGAACCCAATCCGTGCCGCGCGTGAAATCGCAAAACAGGCTTATCAGCAAATTCACGTCATGCGCCAACTATACGTTATCGGGCGCCGTGAAGCTGACCTTGTTCGGCAGAAAACGTTGCAATCTGTTGCACTGAATGAAGCAAAAGGCGGTGGGTTAGTAAATGCGCGAAAAGATCTGATTTCTGAACTCATGAATAATGGTTTGACCGCATTTGTAGACCGTTCTGGACGACGCTGGACGCTAGGGAACTACTGCGAAATGACAGTCCGCACCACATCCAGACAAAGCACAAATTTCGGTGAGCTCTTCGACGACCCAGATCATGACCTATACATTGTTGTGGACCGGCATTCATCATGCCCAATCTGTGCAAAGTTCGAAGGCCGTGTCTTCTCCCGTTCTGGGACGAACCCAAACTACCCGCCGTTGTCTGATGCGTTCGGAAAGATTGACCCAAACGGTTCTGGCGGTCTCGAAAACACATACCTGTCTATTCATCCCAATTGCCGCCACACGATATCGAAGTGGGTTGAACGCGCCAGAACGCCGCAACAAATTGAGGCAATTCGTAACAAATCGAACCCGGCGACAAACCCTTATGAGTTAGACCCGCGAACCAAAAAGGAAGTCAAACGCTATCAGGAACTTGAACGACAAAAGGCAAAGCGCGCCGCATGTGTTCGCGAATACAGGATGATGATGCAATACATCCCTGTAAAAGAACTCGGTTCCTGGCTATCGTTCGCAAAGCACTATCTCGCCGATGATGATAAATACAAATCCTTAAAACAAAAATTCCGTGAATTGTCGAAATCGTAAACAAAACCTATTGACAATCACACAATTTAGTGCATAGTGACTTCACCGACAAAAGGAGAATATGTAATGACGCAGATTTGCTATTATGGCGATAAGTTGTCAACAAATATGGCGATGACACCAGAAGGTTTTCTTATCTGTAAAAATGTGCCTATCGCCCGCACCGGTTATCAGCAATATCTTGAATCTGAATTGGTTGAGGATGGAGACCCGAACGAGTTGGTGAATGTCTATCGTTCGCCAAACGAAGTGTTTTCAACTGCCACGCTTGCATCATTCGAAGGCAAGCCGGTCACGAATGGACATCCGGATGTGGATGTTACGCCTGATAACTACAAACAATTCTCAAAAGGTCACGTTCAACACGTCCGCATTGGTCGTGGTGATGATTCTGATAAAATCCTTGCTGACCTATACATAACAGACCCAGACCTGATTGACGATATCCGAAACAATGGCAAACGCGAAGTGTCTGCCGGATACTATGCAGAGGATTCAGAAGATTCATCCGGTCGTATCTGTCAAACAAAGATTAGAGGCAATCATGTTGCTGTCGTGGATGAGGGCCGCGCTGGCCATTCTGTTGCAATCCGCGATGCACAAAACAATCCATATGGAGGAATATTCATGAAACACAAAACAACGGATCGTAAAAGAGTGATTGCGGATGCGATTGTTAAGTATCTGCAGGATGCTAAACAGGATGAACTTGAAGAACGCCTCGCTGATGTTAAGGAAGTTCTGAATGATGAAGCTCCCGAAGAAGAACCAAAAGCTGATGCATGCAAAGATGAAGAACCGGAAGATCTGAAAAAGGATGAAGATCTTGAAATCTGGAAAGCCATCGATGCTATTAGCGAACGTCTGGACGCCATCGAACAAAACATGCATCATGATGAGGAACCAAAAGAAGACGAAGATGTTGAAGTCGCAGGTGATGACGATGAAGTAGTTGAAGATGAAGACGTCGAAGTGTCCGGCGATGATGATGATGTTATCGAAGATGAGGACGCCGACGGCGACGGTGAGGATGATGTAGAAATCATTGAAACCGAAGATGAAGAACCGAAACTGAGCGCTAAAGATGCAGCCATCAAAGCTATCAGCAAAGCAGCCCTCGCAATTCGCAATCTAGAAGACCGCAAACGTGTTCAGGATGCTATTCGTTGCGCAACAAAAAGCGGCAAGTCGCAGATGTCTGGACTGATGAACCTTGTTAAATCGAACAAGGCCAAACGTGACAATTCCGCAAACAAGAACATCGATGTCGAAGCTCTGCAGAAAATCTATGACGCACTTAACCCGCACAATGCGGATAAATAATCAGGAGGGAATAACATGAGTGGTAAAACTATCGGTCTTGATCTGAACAATGGTTTCGCTGGTTCCTATGCCAGACAGCCGGATATGATCATCAATACACATGCGAATAAAGAAGCGTCTGCAAACATTCCTTTCGGTCATGCCATCGTTGCTACGACTGGTGGTGTTGCGCTTCCAACCGCTTCTACAGTCGCAGCCGATTTTGCCGGTGTTGCATCCCGTCAGGTTCAGACGCAGCTTGTTTATAATGCGCAGAACGGCGCGGGTGAATACAAACCTAATGATCCGGTTTCCTGTTTCCAGCGTGGCCGCATCAATGTTGAGTGCAAGGTTGGAACTCCTGCATTAAACGGCCCTGTGTATCTTGCGATTAGCACGGCGAATAGTAACGTTATTGGCGATTTTACAGCAACCGTCGGCACACTCAACACAGATACAATCCTGCTCCCGAACTGCAAATGGGGGGGCACAAAGGATGCAAACAATATCGTCGAACTCGTGATTCTCAAGGCTGACAACGGTTAATGATTAACATATCGAAAGGAGTGTATATATGAAAAATTTTGGAAATTATAACGCGGGTATCATCGGCAACAAAGCCGGTGTTTCTGGCATTGCTCGTTTCAACGATAGTGTGACCGTTCGCCATTTCAACGACAGCGCAATCGCAAGTGGTGGCGCATTTCTCGCCTCAGAACTCGAAAAGAGAGACCCGAAGATTAGACAGCCGCTGACCAGTGTGACTTATCCTCGCGATATTCCTTTGAAAGTCGGCGGTGGTTGGGTTGAATACGTTTCGGCTATGAACATTGATTTCGGCGTTACCGGCGGTTCACAAAATGGACCGGTATCGGCTCCGGGTGCAAACGGTTCACCTATTGTCCAGATGAATCTTGAAAAGGATACGTTTGGCGCACATGTGTTTTCAACAATCCTGCGCGTTCCGTTTGTAGATATGCAGCGTATGCAGGTAACTGGTAAATCATTAGATGCATTGCTGACAGACGGCGTCCGTCTTGCTTATGACAAACACATGGATGCAAATGCTTATGTCGGCATTACCGATTATGGCACTACGGGCTTGTTGAACAATCCGAATGTTACATCCGCACTCGTTCCTCAGAATGCGGGTGGAACCGCTCGTGATTGGGCACATAAGACGGCAGACGAAATCCTCGCCGATGTCAATTCCGGCATCCTCGGTGTTTGGACTGCCGGTGGTTATGACTTGACCGCGCTTCCGAATCACATTCTGATTCCGCATGCACAATATAACATTCTTGCGACCACTAAGGTTTCACAGTATGCCGACAAAACAATCCTTGAGTTCTTGCTTGATAACAATCTCGCAAAACGCAACGGCAAATCGCTTGTAATCGCCGCTTGTCCTTATTGTGCAGGTGCTGGCGCAAGCTCAACCGACAGAATGGTTGTGTATTGTCACAATGAGCGCTTTATCGCTCTTGAGGAACTTGTTCCGCTCGCTCGTACAATGACGCAGCCGAACGTTGAAGCGCTTGCCTACGATTCTGTCTACATGGCGAATATTTCGCAGCTCGAATTGTTCTACACTCAGACCGTTCGTTATTACGACGGAATTTAAGGAGCTGTTATGATTATTCACGTAAAACAGGCTTGCGAATTTCACAACAAAGACGGTGAAGTGTATTGCGCCTCTAATGGTTTTATCGGCACTCCTCCTGAATGGGTTGCCAATGATGATTATTTCAAACTGCTCTGCGATTGCGGCAAAATCACAGCACACATCGACAGCAAAAGCGTAGATAGTGCCGTAGCCAAAGAAGAAGCATCAAAGAAAAAGAAATAATCATCGTTCACAATGGCGGGCAGACTGCCCGCCTTTTTCGATTTTGAGGAAAGCATGAATAGATTACGGTTGATGATTGATTCATCGTTTGATGAAAAATCATTTGATAAACGAAAAAAGAAAGCTATATCAATCGTAAACGAAAAAATTAGACCGTTAGAAAACGCACTTGTAGCCGGTAAATTTGGCATAGATGATTTCTTATCAAAGATTGATCGGTTTCAAAAAGATATTATTGGTTTGGTTAGCATCCCGCCAATTATCGGAAACACAATGCGATTCGCAAAACGCGGCGAACTGTTTGCGACAAATACGCTTATTAAACGCATTAACAATGCAGAACAACCTGGGGTCAGGAAAAGGCTTCCGGATGAATAACGACAGCATGAGATAATTAGCACCATGTTCACGATATTAGATCCAACAGTCGAAACGCTCAAAGCTAGAGCGTCAAACATCATCGATGGCGTAGATGGTGCATATACATCTGCGATGTTTTACGAGGATTTCCCTCAATTCAAAAAACAGGGAACCGAGGTGGGGTTTGTTCCTGATTCGATCCTAAACCAGTTCATCCGGATGGCAAACAATACTGTCTCGTCGGATAGATGGTTTGAATCATGGCGTTTTGCCTGCGGTCTATTCGTTGCGCATTTCATCACGTTGTATTTACGACAAAACAAAGGAAATGTTGACGGCTCGGCAACGGCAGGACAGGTTGCCGATTCTGGTGCGATCATTGGTATCGTTTCAAGTGCAAGCCTCGGTGATGCATCTGTTTCATACGACACATCGGCAGCAACACAGGCAACACAGAATTGGGGGCAATGGAATCTCACAACATACGGTCAACAATATGCATCCATCGCGAGGATGTATGTTATCGGCGGTTCTTACATCATTTAGGAGAAAGAAATGAACATTTACAAACAAAGAGCAATGAAGCGTCTGTTTGGAGATTCGATGAAAAAAGACGGCAACTATAAGCTATGGGGAACTCCAATGGCTGAAGTAAATAAAATAGTAAGATCAATGAAAACAGCCATAGATAAAATCACAAGAATGGAGCAAAAAGAAACGCTTAGAGATCTATCACCTAAGTTTGTGAGTCGTTCATTTGAGGCAGCTATAAATGACTTGGTATCGGAGGAATACCCTGTCGATGCTGTGAACAGACTAAGACGAAAATCGAATGATATTAACGAGCTGCTTTCTCTTCCAAAGTATAAAGGCAACAAAGATTTGTTGAACATCAAACGAATCGTTGATAAAACATTGGGTGAGCTTTACTCATTTACGAAAAAATATATCACACAACACGTGTAGTCTTCGTTAATCATTTGAGGGTTGGCATGAATAAGTTAAAAAGACGCATAGACAGGGCTTGTGGAAAACGTACAGCACTACACGACAGTATTTTTCTCGATGCGATGCTTCCGGAGTTCAAGGCCGCCAATGCTGAATTGCTGAAAGCAATTAAGATGAACGACAAGAGCGGGGCAATACCCTATACAGAGCTCTTGGAAATAAACAAGGCTATGAAAGAAAATGATGCAGATAAAGCCGGACAAGCGCTGAAGAAAATACAGGCAAAGTTGAACAAGGCCGAGAAAGCACTGGATGAAGAAATCAAAACGGCCACAGCAAATCTGGCAGAATCAAAGAAAGCACGGGAAGCGTCGTTGCAAGCATTGAAATCCAAAAAAGCTGTCGCACAAATATTTGAGAAAGCAAAAGCCGCTTGTGATTATGCTAAACAATCGCCAAAGAACGCGTCGAAGCTCACAGCTTTAACCGACAAAATCAAAGAATATGGAGACTTGTCAAAACGTGCAAGTCAGATCGTAACCATGTCGGCTAGTGGCAAAAACATCTCAAAGCAAATCGACTTGTTAAAGAAATCGATCGAAGCATCCGAAAAGAAGTACAAAAAAGACCTCGCAGCCATAGAGCAGGCTGCAAAGCGATCAAAAGATGAATTTGAAAAGATTGCGGATGGTCAAAAGATTGCACAGGGTAAGCGCGATGCATTCCAGAAAGAGCGGCTGCATTTGGCAAATGTTGTGAAGCAGATGCCAAGCGGTGATTTAAGACAAAACAGGGGCGGTGAAATTGATTACAACGCGCTCGCAGCCGAACTTCATAAAAAATACACGGCTCTGTACAATGCGGCTGAAAAAGAAGTGAACAAGATTGTTTCGTTATACAAAGAACGTTCGTTTGACTATGAAGCATACTCAAAAGACGTAAAGAAGCTGATTTGGAATGCATACGAATCGATAAATGTAAAGCACCCGAATGCTTCGAAGATAGTAAAAAGTGCGTACAAATATGGCTCGTTCAATGACATGTCGAGCCTCATTTCTGAGATTGTAAAAGCGAAAAACGAAATCAAAAACGCAGGGGATAACCCGCAAGCGTATCTAGGGCAGCTTATTGATTTCATCAAAGAAACAAAGGCAAAACATGAAGCATCAAAATCATATCCGGATGGGATAACGGCGAATGATGCAAGCATGATAAATTTTCATGCGAAAAATAACATTGCAGATGCGGTGACCTATCTTTTTGATTATGTTGAACCGTACAAGTCTAAAGGTGCAAAAGTTTACAACGAATACAAAGAACTCCGGGAAAAGGCCAAAATCGAAAAGATAAAACTCCCGCGTATGCAGTTGCTCAAATAAGGTATGGTAGTCCAATGTTCTCAATGCCTGGAATAAACTGGTACACAGATTCATTTGATTCATATCGCGTCATAGCAACAGTTGATGGTGGAATCACAAAACACGAACGGCAGAAAGTATTATCTTCCGTTCCGTGCCGCGTTTACAACAACCCGAACGCTGATATTTCAATGTCCGAACAGGCAGCGACAACATCGGCAGGGAATACGCTATGCTGTGATGTGGGTGTCGATATCAAAACCGGTGATGAAATCATCGTTAGTCGTTCTGCATTGATATCAGCTCAGCCCGTATCAGTTGACCGATACTTCGCAGGTAAACCGAATACATACATTGAACCGTTTGGCGGCGTCGTCGCCGACTTATCCCACATGCAGGTCGCATTGTATAACGAAAAACGCGTGGAGTGATATCATGGGAAAGATTGCATCTTTTTTCAAAGCAATTAAAAAGAACATCGATGAACAAAACGATGAATATCGATCTCGATTTGAACGCAATGTTAAAGATGCATGTAACGAAATGGTATTGCGTGCAAAGGAAACAACGCCACCGAAACCCGGTACGGAACGCGGTACAAACACGGTGACAGGCAATTTGGCGTCACATTGGGGTTACAAATACGACATCAAAGAAAACGACACGCGTGTCACGATAACGAATAACGTTCAATATGCATCATACGTAGATCAAGGGCACAGAATGGATGAGCATTTTGTGCCTTGGCTGTATATAGACCCATTCACCGGTCAACTGTCGAAACATATACCAATATCTGGAGAAAAGCTGTTTGGCCTTGTAGTTGGAACCAAAACAAAGTATGTTCCTGGCTATTACATGGTTGATAAAGCACGCGAAAGATTCTTTGAGGTGTTTGACTTTCTTCAGAAAAAGTCAGCAAAAGAATACGAGGACGGCATAAATGGCGATAATCATTGACACACCAACAATTCATAAATCCCTTGCTCAGCTCGTATTATCATTGACACCGAACGCATGTGTTTATGACAATCCAAATCAGCAGGGGACACACCTGCCTGCATGGTTTATTGTTCATCGTGAGCCAGTTGATATCAAAGAGGATTTGCATGGTAGATGGTGGCTTAATTATCACATTGATTTGTTCTACATGCTTGACTTTAATGGTCCTCATTTATTTGATGATTATGCTGCGATAGCCGACCAGTTGGGAGAGATTAGCGAGTATCTACCGATCTACGGTTACGAAAACGTTGTCACGCATACCTACGAACGTTCGTGGGGGATGTACATGGATGCATTGAAATTCTCAATGAATCTCAAGTTCCGTGTGACGAAAGATGCAACGCCTCCGGCATATATGGAAGTCATCGAAGACTTGCGTGTGTTCCTCAAGGGCCTAAAGCAAGAGTTTTACACGCTGTCATTCACGAACACAGACCATCCGGATTTCACTGTCGAGCTGCCGGATGACATTGTCGTTAGTGCTAACGCGTTTGTCAAATTGCCGTCTGTTTCCGGTGAGCATCAAGAAGGCGGTGAATTGTGGGTCCCGAACGAATGGGATATCGGTTCGTTTGGTCAGCCGGTAAAGATGTCGAACGACATCACGGCTAATCTATTGTGGGCAATCAAACCACAATACACACTCAGTTTTGAGAACACCGATCATCCTCAATTCGATGTTGATCTTCCTGAGCCGATTACGGATTATCAGGGAGAAGAGATTGTGTTACCGGCTGTATTTGGTGAGTGGCTCGACAAAGGTGAGAAATTCACGCCAATAAAATGGGATATAGGTGACTTTGGCGATAAATATGTTTTGAACGCAGATACGGTTGCTAATTTAATCTTTAAAGCAACCCCGTATATACCTCTATTCGGTGTAATGGGTGAAACAGATGATTCTGTCGTCACATTTGATGGAGATGACCAGCCATTTGGCACAATGACGTTAGACTAACAGGAGGAATTTACGATGGGTTTTAAACGTAGATTTTTTAATATTCAGGCGGGCAGTGCGGAATTTCCAACCGGCGATACAAATGAACTTAGACGTCAAAGAGCTGAAGTGTTGATAAAAAAGTCCGCTCAATGTTTACTGGAGTGCGAGTGCGGATGGTCTTTGGACACACGCCGGTGCCAAACATTTGACGATTTTATAAACATACCGAGTAGTTCGGCATCTGCCGGTTATGCGCCCGGTCTTCTGTTTGTGAACAGTGAGAGTGAGTGCAAGATGCTTATGTTTTATGAGCCTAACAATATTTCTACAAAAAATTATAACAATACGTCTTCATTCACTTATTCGTCTGGCACTTTCCATTCTGGGTTGTGCTGCTCAATCATTCCGGGTGGCTCACAAAGTGAATTTGGTGATCCGTCTACAAATTCCTTTTATCCAGATGATGCGACACGCGTCATTGGAACTTATTACAGAATGTCTAGTCCATCTAGGTATTCCCCGGCAGCTATGAATCCTATGAATGGGATGTATTTTGCGTATTACATCCTTGCAACTGAAGATTGTATATCTGTTTCCATGAATCATTGGGATGGTGCGCCACTCGACGGGAATATTTTTGTTCCAATATATGCGACAGGTCGTTTGTTCGGCCATTTGGCGAATAAAGAGGATGATTTGCCGCAATCTAAATATGGAACACTTGTTTTTAGAGTTCCAACATCTAGTTACGAACAATACTCAGGTGTAATTGGTTTTTCACAAAGTTCCCTTTGTGTATCTGGTACGTCGTATAATGTCTTTGGTAAACTAAAAGTTATCAATGATGGAAACATTATTTGTTTTACGAACTCAAAAGGAGAGTGGCTTAACACACCTTCTTCAACAAACGCACAAATTTTCATGCCATTGCTATGGCTAACACTTGGCCCAAATGCATTCAGTGAGTCCGGATGCTCTGCATGGTCGGCATTTGCAGCAATCCGCGCAGATGTAAATCTGGAAACAGGCGGCGTTATTTCTGGCAACGGGTTTAAGGGTTTACTTGAAACCGAATACTTTAGGGCTGTTGGTAATGGTATAAGGGGTGAAACATTTAATAATGGAAAATTTTACTATTGCGAAGACAACATAGGTCTCGCCATCGGTTGGGATCCGTCAAACACAATAACACTTAGAGGTTGATTTTCTGTTGCACGCACACGATTTGCGTGCAATAATGCATCCATTCATTACATATCGCAAATCGCGAGGAGGTTCACATGGCAGGTGGAACATGGATTGACCAGAACAAGATTCGTCCTGGCGTTTACATCAATTACAAATCTGCGCCATCTACGCTCGCCACAATGGGTGAACGTGGCACGGTTGCTATCGCACGCGTCCTTGACTGGGGTGCGCAGGAAAAATTCTACACAATTGAAGACCCGACGGACTGTGTGCAGATGGGGCATTTCGTGACGGATGCAGAAATGCTTTTCGTTCGTCAAATCCTGCTCGGCACGAATCGCACAAACGGCGCTAAAAAGATTTTAGTTTGGTCGCTCAAAACTACCGGTGGCGCAGCCGCAACCGTTACGGTTAGCAGCACGTTCACAGCAACGGCAAGATATTCAGGTGCGTTTGGCAATCGCTTGAGCATTGCTTGTACACTGACTTCTGAAAATCATTATCGTGTTGAAACATTACTCGATAATGTCGTCGTTGACACTCAGGATGTTGAAACCGCTGGCGGCAATGATGCCATTACTCAGCTTGTTGCGAATCAGTATGTTGAGTTCAGCGGCACCGCAATTCAGGTTACATCTGGTTCTGATTTAACTGGTGGCACAGATGGAACTATTGCTTCCGGAGCTTATCAGAATTTCCGTGACGCACTCGCTGTAAACCAATTCGATATCGTTATCTATGACGGTTCGGATGCATCCGAAAAAAGCAACTTTGCGCAGTTCGTCAAATCGCAGTCGAACGAAGAGGGCAACAAATGCCAGTTGGTTGTTAGTGACTACGCAGCGGCTGACAACGAGTGCGTGATTTCCGTCTATCCTCAGTCGATTACACTTCTTGATGGAACTGTATTGAGCGCAACCGATTTAACTTGGTGGGTTGGCGGTGCATCTGCCGGCGCGAACGTTTATGAATCGTTGACTTACGCTGCACATCCCGACGCAGTATCGGTGACGCCAGCACTGTCGAAATCTCAGCAGGAATCCGCTATCAATTCTGGAAACCTTGCTTTGATTGGTCAGTTTGAAAAGATTCAGATTTTAACAGATATCAATTCATTCCATTCGTTCACCGTAAACAAAGGCAAGGCGTTCAAAAAGAACCGTGTTGTCCGCACTGTGTTCGGTCTTTGCAATGATATCTATCGTGCATTCTCACTGTATTACATTGGCGCGGTTCACAATGATGAAGAGGGCCGCAAATCGCTTAAAGGCGAAATCCTCAACATTATGAATCGGTATCAGGGCAACCGTGCGTTGCAGAACGTGGTCGCCGATGATGTTACCGTTCTCAAAGGTGAAGACGTTGACGCCGTTGTGATTGAAGTTTACTGTCAGCCAGTAGATTCGATCGAAAAGATTTACATCAACATCACGATTTCCTAATACGAGGTGAGATATGGCATATTTACTTGAACGCGATGCAATCAACGGCAAAGAGGGCCGTGCCTTTTGCACTATCAATGGCCGTCAGGTTGAGATGTTCGGTTTGAAAAAGATCCAGGTTGATTCGTCTTTCGAAGAAAGCGACTTTAAAGTTGTCGGCACGCGCCTTGTTCAGAAAAAGACAACTGGCATCTCATTAACTGGTTCGATGGAGATCTATTACGGGACGGATGATTTTGTCGATCTGGTTCAGAATTACATCAAAACCGGCGAACTTCCATACTTCACCATTCAAATAACAAACGACGATCCGGCATCATCTGTAGGCGTTCGCACAATCGTTCTGTACAACGTCAAGCTGCAGAGCTGTCCGCTTTCGATATTAGACGCCGATGCAGATTTCTTAACGGAGACGGTCGGGTTTAGCTTCACGTCGTTTGAAAAATTGTCGGGATTTACCAAGCCGACGCAACTCGGATAGTTTCGCGATTTAACCCGCCCACGTTTGCGTATTTGACGCGTTTTGCCGTTGGGCGTGTGAATGGGCGGGCGGGCGCGAATCACACGTAAAACGCAAAATAAACGCATTTAAAACACGCCACGACAAGGAGCAAGCAAATGTCAGTTTTATCAGCATTCTTAAATCCAATCTACGCAGAAGAAACCGTTGAGGTTTTCGTTGGTGATAGATTTATTGATCCGGAAACGAAAGAGCCCGTCCCATTCAAACTCCGAACGCTTACACAGGAAGAACGAAGCGAACTGCGAAAAGGTTGTTATGTCACCAAATCTGCGGGAGATCGTAAATATCAGGAACTCGATAATGAGAAATACCTTTGCAAATGCATTGTCGAATCTTGTGTATCGCCAGACCTTAAATCAAAGGAAGTTTGCGACCATTTCAAAACGATAGATCCGGCAGACGTTCCAAAAAAGATGTTGCTCGGTCGTGAGTTCGAGAAATTAGGCAAAGCATTCATGAAACTGAATGGTTTGGACGATGAATCACCTGAATTTGGGATCATCTCAAAAAACTAATGGATGAGTGCAGAACGATATTGGATGATGATTACGATATCGATTCTGTGCTTGCTTATTACCTGTTCGTCAATCACGGGATATTGCCACACAATGTATTGAACATGGATACGCGAGAAAAGGCCTTGGTTCTGGCAATGGCACAAAAGGAAATAAAGAACAGGCCGAGTGGCAAATGAGGCGTTCAGGCAGCACACTGAACGCCTTTTTTTATGGGGAAACAAATGCCAGGAATAAATTTCACGTTCGGAGTTGTAGACAAATTCTCGCAAGCAATGGACAAGTTTTCCAAAAAGGTTGGAGGATTGGCTGATAAGTCAGAAAAGTTGGACGAAAGGCTTGAAGATGTAGACAAAACAACAAAAAAGGTTAGTGGAAGTGCAGAAAAGGCGGGATTGAGCTTCGGTGGTTTCGGCGCATCAATGCTCATTGTGAATCAGGCGTTGCAAGCGTTCCAGAGACTATCAGAACCAATTAAACAGGCTTTAGATGACATATCCGACAAGGAACGGGCAGTCATTCAACTTGGAAAAGATGCAGGAGAACAGTTTAATCAATTCGCTCGTGATGCTGCGAACGCAACGGGCAGGACTGAATCTGAAATCAGGAAAGCCGGGTTCAGATGGCGAGAAACGGGAATCGGCGGTTCAGAAATAATGCAAATGACTGAACTTGCAGACAGGTTTGCAAACCTTAATCCTGGACGTTCATTTGAAGACGTTGCAAACGCATTGAACGACGCGGTGAAAAGTAAAAATGCAGGTTCGCTTGCTGAATTGTTAGGTGGTGGCGAGGGGGTAGAACGTAAATTACTTCGTTCCGGTGTTGAGCGTTCACTTAAACGCGGTGACGTATCCGGCGCAATGGATAAATTCAAGGAAGTTGCAGACGGTTTTGGATATACGCAAAAGCGAGCCGATGAAATGGGGATGACAATCGACCGCAAGATCGAAAAGATAACAAGCATCGTCCGGAATAAGTTCACTGAAATGTTTTCTGGCATTGTCGCACGGGCTGAGCCATTCATTGATAAGATATTGGGGTGGCTTGAAAGTGATGATGCAACAGTTTTCTTTGAAAATTTGGGTGAGGTTGTGTCAAACACGATTGATTTAATCGCTTCGTTGTCTGATACGATAGGCATCCTTTGTGATGACTTCGCCAGTTCATCGACAGAAATGTATAGCGATATTCTTGGCGAATCAGTTTCATTTCTTGATATGATCGTTGGAATTTTTGTCGGTGGAATAACGCAACTGGGTGGTTCAATTTGGAACATTACAGCGGCAATTTGGAATTTTACGCTTGATATTTGTCAAGGTGGAGTGAATGGCGTTATTGATGTTGTTGTCGGGTTTAGGAATGGTGTCGTGAGTGTGTTTCATAAGCTCAAAACGACAGTCACATCAATATTTGCCGGTCTTGTGTCTGGCGTTCTAAGTCTTGCTGAAAAGTTGGAAGGAACAAAAATTGGAGAAAAGTTGGGGCTTGACAATGCCGCGAAAACATTGCGCGATGTCAAATCAACGCTTGACGAAATATCAAACAGCAAGGCGGATTTGATAGACGCAAATGCAAAACACATCAATCTGAGCGGATTGAAACTCGAAGAAATCGATTCAACACAACGCGCTGCCGATAACATTGGTGGCGCGATATCTGCTGTTCATAAATTCTTTAACCTTGACGGCACAGAGAAAAAAGCCAGGGACAAAAACACGAAAGCACTTGAAAACATCAAAACGAATACCGATAAAATCCGTAGTGCAATGGCACATGAACAGGATTTGCGGTGGATGAAAGAAATGGCAGAACAGCGTTTTGTCAATGAAGTGAACATCCGGCAACTAACGCCAACGGTAAATCTCAAAGTATCAGGAACAGATTTGACACCCAGAGATATCGGTAAATATCTAAATTCAGAACTCACAAAGATGGCAGATGCAGGAACGTTCAATGCATATGGTGAGGTTGGATAATGGCTAATAATTTCGGCGTTTATTTCAATACGATTAAAAGCAATGGGACGGTAAAACAATCCGTCCAGTTGCCAATGAACCCGCAAGAAATCACAGTATCCTATGCGGGAGATAATACCACATACAACCTGATATCGTTGGGTGAAGTTATTATCCCGCGAAACCCAAAACTGGCAACGGTTGAGCTTTCCAGTTTTTTTCCTCGAAATTCGTTCATAGACGGCACGGTTTCAAATTCATGGTATAAGCCTGAGTTTTATGTCGAATTCTTTACGCAACTGCAGAAAAGAAAGACGATATTTGATTTCATCATCAATCGTTATGATGCAAATGAGCACATGTTTGACACGTCGTTCAAAGCGGTGTTGAATGACTTTGAAATAACGGACAAAGGTGGGGAAAGCGGTGATGTTTATTTCAAAATTACCGTTTCTGAATATCGGGACACAAAACCGCAAATTGTCGAAGTCATTTCTGAGGATAAAACAAACGACATTACATACTTAGCCGAAACGAAACAACGCGAAATTGAAGATGATGAGATTGTTGTTGGTGATATGGTAACTGTAAATGGTCCTGTATTCCAAACAGATGACGAATTGATTACAGCGTATGCATCATCACGAAGATTCGTTAGTGACGTTCGCGCCGTCGTTGACCGTGTTCTACCTCCGGATGCTCGCGAATCATTCAATCGCGTTTACATTGGTGGATTAGGCTGGGTTCAGAAATCAGATTGCATCAAAGGAAACATCGGAAACACGATCCAACGAATAAACATAGGAACGTCAAATGAACAGTCTTGAACTGACGATTGAAAACCTTGAAGATGGTGAACGGTATAACGGTGATATATTCGACTATGGCGTTTATAGTGCCGGTATATTCAAATACAACCCATCGACATTGACGCTCAAAACGGAGCGCACTTGTTCGCCTGCGGTTCTGTCTGGAGAAATACCAGACGTTTCGGAACACAAGCCACAAATGGGAGCAACGGTGCGTTTACGCGTTGACGGCATAACTGTATTCATTGGCCGGATATTTTCGACAAACATCAATCGTTGGGGTGTGATGTCATTCACTGCATATGACATCATGCGTTATTTAAAGAACACATATTCATATTATTATCCACGCGGATATTCCCCGAAAACAGTCATTGAAGATGTCGCCAACCATTACGGGTTGAAGCTGGGGAAGATTGCTGACATGCCTAATATTGGGCAAAAGCTGATGGTGGACAATGAATCATGTTTTGATGTCATCTCAAAAGTGGTAGACACGGCGACTGTTTTAACGCAAAAGATTCTTGTGTTCTATGCGAACAATGACAAGCTGTGTTTGAGTTATGCAGATGAGATGATAAATGATATCGTGGCGGATGATGAATATCTGTCATTATTAAACAATACAGTCGTTGGTGATAATGCACTGGCGACTGATTATGAGTTATCGACAAGCATAGACGAAGACACGTATAATCAAGTATCCCTTTTTCGTGAATCGAATGGTGCCGGTTCAAGAACGTACAAATTTGCTCAGGATGAAATCAATGTCAGCAAATGGGGCGTGTTGCGCTTAACAGAAAGCGTTGAAGATTTCATGAATAATGAGCAGATGCAGGATAAGGCTGACAAGCTCCTTGAAATGAAGAACAGGCCGTTTAAAACAATGCGCATATCTGCGTTGGGTGTTGTTGGTTTGCGTGCAGGGATGATGATAACGATTCACTTCCCGTCACTGGATGATGAAGTATCAAAGAAGCAACGTGTTGTGATAGATTCGATTGAGCATAAATTTGAAGACGGCGTTCACACGATGGATTTGGAAGTCAGAACGTTCTGGAGGGATACACCATGAGCAATCTTTTAACGACAATCCAGCGCATTGCCGTAAATGCAGTCAAATCGACGAATCCTGTCGAATACTGTTTTGGAACTGTTACATCTGTCAATCCGCTAAAGGTTCGATTGAACGAAAGCACGTTAGAAGTGTGGGGCGATACATTGATGCTCACGTCTGCCGTTGTTGAGCGAAAACTCACAATAAAGAAGCATACGCATGAAATCGGTGATAACGTTGCAAACCATACTCATCCGTTTTCTGGTTCGTTCGAGGGAACAATATCAGGGCAACCGGCGGCAGGCGTAATCTCAGGAACGGTAAATAAATCTACCGATGCATTCTTCACGTCGAAAACCGAAATCGTCGATACCGTTCTGGATGCTTTTGTCAATGAACACGGAGATACTGAACACCATTTGCCGGTTGATCCTGATGATGAGAAAATTGTTGTGACAATCAATCGCGGATTGCAAAAAGACGACAAGGTAATTATGCTCCGTGTATGCGGTGGCCAAAAATTCGTTATCCTTTCACGCGTTTTCAAGCGCGATGACGAATCGGAGTAGGTATGAACATCAAAACAAGCCGAGTTGAATTTGCATCATATTCATCTAACGAATGGATAGTCGATTTCGAATCTGGCGACAATGGGCAGCCGAAATCCATCCTTGATGCCGTTGCGCAGGATGTGCGATTTGCACTTAGTACAGACCGATACAAATGGCCGATTATGGGTTCAAATTTCGGCGTTACATTTGATGACCTGATTGGCACTGATTACAACTACATCCGCTCCGAAGTCGTCCGGCGCATTCGCGATGCTTTGTCGATTGACGATAGGATATTGCAGGTGGATGATTTCCAGTTCACACCTCTTGAGGATTCTGGTATTCTGATTTCATGCGTTGTTCAAACAACTTTCGGTGATGTGTCGGTGTCCACGACAATCCAATCGTGAGGGGAATATGATAGACTTATCGACAAAGACGTATAAGCGAATTCTTGATGATATGCTCGCCGATATTCCAGGCGATTTGAACAAGCGCGATGGTTCACTAATCCGAACGAGTTTGGGGGCTGCCGGATGGGCGATTGAGGGACTATATATCAATCTTGCCTATATCCAAAAGCAAGCATACGGAAAGACAGCAACGGGGGTATATCTTGACTACATTGCTGCACAATGCGATCTGCAACGCAAACCCGCAACAAATGCAGTTAGGTATGCACGTTTCAATGCAGCTCCACCAGTAGGAACAAGATTCGCCGTCAAGAATATCAGTGAAAACGTTTACTACTACCTGTCGAAAGCATGTGAACATATTCCGGATGTTGCATACCCAGGTACACCGTATATCGGTGAAGTCACGTGTGAAACAGCGGGAAGTATTGGAAACGAATATTCAGGCGATTTGTCAACAGTATCGTATATTTCCGGACTTACGTCTGCAATATTGCTTGGTATCGTAGAACATGGTGACGATGAAGAGACCGACGACTCATTACGCAAAAGATACGAGCTTGCGGTCGGTGCCGTAGAATTTGGTGGCAATATTGCCTCATATCGGAATTATATTTTGTCTCTGTCTGGTGTTGGTGCTGTGCAGGTCTATCCTGCGTATAACGGGCCAGGAACTGTTCTTTGTTCTGTAATCGATACGGATTTCGAATCGCTTAGTTTTGACAAGATGGTTGAAATTCAGAATCTTGTTTGTCCACCTGAATCTACAGATCCGAGTGAACCGTCTGCGAACGGTTATGGCATGGCTCCTATCGGTGCAAAGGTTGTCATAACCACTGCAACCGAGAAAACAATCGACATCACAGCAACCATCACGATTAAATCTGGTTCGTCCAGAACTATCAGTGAAATCAATGCGGATGCGATTGAACAAATGAATGAGCATTTCAAAACGATGCTTGAAGATTGGGGAAAAATGGGGAGTTGGAATAACGCGACGTATTCGCTCGTATTGTATTACAACAGGGTTGTGACAATCCTAAATAACATCAATGGCGTTGAAGTCGCAAACGACGTATATGTAAATGGACAGACGGTAAACATAGGATTTATCGAAAACAAAGACTGGCAGCAGATCCCGGTCCTGAATTCGTTGGTTTTGACGCAAGGTTCATAGGAGGTTCACATGCATTGGTATGACTTGCCAGACCTATTGCCGCCGGTCTATCGCAACATCAAATCGATGTTTGCGACTGCCGATGCAGAGAACATTGAACTGCAGAGATTCCGTGCGTTCGTGACACGGATTATGGACAATTTCTTTGTCCAGACATGTGACGTTCAAACAGTTGAGTATTGGGAGGCGTTACTCGATATCAAACTATACGGCAATCCAACATTAGATGAGCGCCGTGAAATGATATTGCTGCATTTGAACAATTCAGACCCAATTACAGATCCGTTTGTCAAGCAGGTCATGCACAACCTGTTTGGGCAAGACAACTACACATTTAAACCAACAGATGAACATCCATTGGCGTACATTGTTGAGATGTACGATACCGATTATGAACACATTGAAAGATTTCTGGATTGGTTCTATAAGGTATGCCCAGCACACATTGCACTTGACGTTTCGCATATAGAGCGGGCAGACGACGAGCTTTTCGTATCATCGATATCGCCGGGACAATACATGACAAGAGCAACGGCAAGCGTTGTAATCGGTGTTGGTTCAATCTGGTTGGGCGGAACTGAGTATTCGCTCGAAATGATGGATTTGTGAGGTATAGCATGAGATTCTATAAGCTGAATGGCGTCTGGCAGTCATGGGATTACCTGCACAATGAACTCGGATACGCAGAACACGAGACAAGGCCGACGGTGTTTAAAAGCTGTGCCGATGCAACCTGGGGTGAAGATGCGGGCAACGGATACTATGACGGTGACGTTTCCGACATGATAAACGGCACATTCTGGACTGATGCCGATCCGACGGGGTGGTTTAATCTGGATGGTCTGGTTTGGAATAGTGAAACGTATCCGGCAGATGCAACACCGAGTTTACTTGTGAAAGATGGCGTTGCTTCGGATGCATTGGTTATCACGTGCGACGATGGAAATTACTATCTGATTCGAGCGATTATCGATACGACCGCATGGATACCGGAAAGCGAAGTAGAAGCGTTGGGGTGGCGCTCGCCGTCGTTTGTCGTTGTCGATAGCACGACGGGAAAGGTTGTATCTGGCTGTAACCAGGAATTGACGACGTATGAGCTGCCGTCTGTGGTTCTGAATAGCGAAGATGGCTATGAAACTTATGAGCTGCCGTCTGTCGCATTGCCAACACCTAACGTCGTTATTGGCGTTCCTATCACCGGGCCGGTTCAAGCGTTCTGGTTCACGGATAACGGCAGAAACGAAACAAGCGACAAGACGTTTACTGTGGTTGGCAATCCGCTATTCGATGAGGATGGAAGCGTCGCGAGAAATGCGCTGTATGATAACGCTGTTCCGCTTTCGTTTATGCAGCATGACGGGAACATGTTTGAGGCAGACAGCGACAGTGACATTGTTCGTTATCTCCCAGTGACTGATCGTTTAGTGCTTAGTATTCCGGGTGATTCGACAACACGTGGCAAATCTGCATGGTCTGTGCAGGTTGCGAAGCTGTTTGTGTTGTCGTATGCGAACACGCAGTTACCGGATGTACAGATTGAGCTTCCGATTAACGAGGTTGGCGAGTATGGAACGCAGATAACTCTGCCGACCATTGATGGTGAGTATGAATCAGGTGGCAAAACATGGAAGCCGTCGGCATGGGACATCGGCGCGTTTGGGAGTAGTTACACACTGAATGCGGATACGGTGGCGCATCTAGTATTTGAGGAGGTACAGCAGTATCAAGAAATTACGCTGTATTTGGAGAGTGGGGCAAAAAGCACACAGGGCGGTGTGACATCTGCATTTACAACTGGTGTCACATCCACGTATTGTTATAAATTATACACAGACGAAGAATGTACAATCGAATGGGACGGATACGACTACAGCAACGATTATGTTGTTGGGGGTTATAGAATATCAGATGGTGAATGGGTCGAATATATCGATTCTGTCGCCGAAATGCCGCCTAATCTTTCACAAACGGAACCCGTGATTGGATATATTTTGATGGATTTCAGTAGACTGTGGCTTTGTACGAATTACACGACATCTGGACGTGTTACCGTGAACGTTACAAAAATTGTTGTCCGCATATATCCAAAAGAGCAGCAATATTATTCATTATACGGAGGCGCATCACAAAGCGTATACAACAACGTTACGATCAGCAATGGCGGGTATCGAGATCTTTATGGCGTGCCAAATAGAGGAAGCAATGCGCTAATCGTTCCTTGGGGCGGGTCTGATGCATCGCTTCCAACTAGGACATTACAAGCAGTCCTTGGATCGGCGGGTAATTCAGTTTCTGGCCCTTCATTGTATAATGGCTCAAACTCATTTCGCGTTCAAAATTTATCTGGCGCATCACGTGAGTTTAGAACGGTTGTGTTTACGTTGTCAAAGCCGACTATAATATCATACACTAACACAACAAACACGGTCGTCACTGTGGACAGCTCGACGCCTGCGACGTTGTATGATAATAGTGGGAATACGATCCAATACGATGCGAGCTATTCGTATATTGTTTTGGGTGCGTTTGGCGTGTCTGGCCGATTTTATGGAACATTTGGCGCAGCCGTGACAGACCGTTGGGCGGCTATCCAAAATCTAAAATTGACAGCAAACGGCATCGGAAATTTGCAGGTTGAGTTTGTTGGTAGTGAAACGTTATCAATAAATAAGATTTGGTACATCAAAACACCGTCCGCAACCGTCAGCAAAGCAGGAAACTTTGGACAGTACAACTGGACGTATCCACCGGATGAAAATACTGTTTTACAACCCGGTGAAAGTTGTGTCTTGGATGACAGCGGCACACCGGGCACTACATACGCCTATGATTCGACAAAATCATACGGTGTTCTTCAATGGCAGACGGTATCAGGAACGCGTGCAGGCGCAACAGAGCTTCAGATCGTCGGGATTGAACAAGGCGGTCAAACCATTATTGGATGTAAAAATGTGTCGTCCGCTTCGGTAACGGTTTCATACGTTCGTGTGTGCGTTTGTTCTTCGTCATCCGCGACGGTTGTTTCCGTTTATGATTCAAGCAACGTGGCGTATAACGCATTCAAACTGTCATTGTCTGGCACTGATTATTACTATGTTCTGGACAATACGCAAACAGCATGGGTTATCGACTTGTCATTTATCGGGTATTCGCTTTCACCATTCACAACATAATCGCTAAGGAGAAATGATCATGCTCAACACAACGAATTTCCCACAGCCCAGACTAAAGCAAATGCTCGCCGATATCGACAAGGCATGGAGTGAAATTGATGATCTATACTATGATCTCGGCGGCGACAGTGAAGAAGATGCGGTTCGACAATCAATGTTTGACGCTTGCGAAAGGTTGGAACACATAACACGCTTTATAAAGCAACACATAACGGAGGAGTAAAATGGCATTTGGCGGTTACAAATTCAAGGGATACAAGGTTGTTCGTGCTAACCTTGCGACAAACACCTACGCAAACTGGTGTCTGTTGGTTCATCAGGCTCGTATCAAAGCGTTTATGGAATCGTGTGCATTGTCCGGCGCTCAATGGCATTTCAGCAAGACAAATGGCGCATTGAGCTTTGAAAGCTATGGCAACGTCATTTATCGTGTTGCCAATGGTAACGGCGAATATCACGACTATCTGAGCTTCTTCAAGTATGGCAATGAAGAGCTGTATTACATGATTGCGACGTTGGGGGAATCGTATATTCCAAGTTCAGGAAACGTCCCCGTATTTCGCGAGGCGGCATCATTTTCGTCAAGGGCACAGACTGGTACATTTGAGTATGGCGTTAAACTGGTTGGTGGAATGTGTTCGGCTATGGGATTAAATGACTTTAATGATGATGGCCCCTTTGCTAATTATCCGTCACAAACGTTGGCCTGTTCGTCTTGCTGTTCTGACTATGTGCAAACTGCGAGTGCTGATGGTTCGTCAGTGTATCCAGATAAAACAAACACACAACTTGCAACGTATGGCGAGCTTCATCTTGGATTTGCTACAAAAGGGAAGGATATTGTGTCATACAACACAGGAATCTTTTGTGTAGAATCGGCGGATGGTTTTTCTGGATTGTGCGACCCAAACGACACTTATGGACTTGTCAAACTAGTCTTAAACTATAATTCAAGCGCTCCATCAGAGTCTAATATATTGGGTTCATACATCAATAACGGGTATGCAGAGGTTTTAACGCCATCTGGGAATAGAGCTTATTCGACAAGCACCTCATCTTCAAGTCGGTTTAATTCATCTATGCGGCTCACTCAGCCTGTGGCAGCTGTTTTCGGTACACCAAATTCAAAAATCCCTTTTGAATCTGCATATCTAACAAGCACAGGGGTAACGGGGGCTAGTTATACGTCTGAAAGCGGAATATTTGCAAAAGGACAGATAAAGAATGAGCTGTTGTCGGTTAATGGGGCAAAAGTGTCGTCTTATCTACCTACCGTTGGGACGACTGCTTTAGGCGGAAATCTAATCTGCGCGCGGACAACGACATTAGGTGAAAATGGTGGGATGGTGTTAGTTGGAGCGACTGCAAGAAACAACAGCATTACGTACATCGCGTCATCCGCATACGTCGGATGGGATCCGTCTAACCCGAACATCAACGACGAATCATCATGGCCTGAGCTGTCATTGCAATGAGCCCGATAGATGCAACTGATACGGCGTGCCTTTGTTTGGCGATCGTATTGATTGTCTTCGGAACGCCAATCCTCGCCGACACGATTGCATCGGCAATATGCAAGATCAAAATACCTTTCCGTAAACAGGAGTAAACATAATGGCATTCGACACACAAACAGTCACAATTAAAGGCGCTGAACTTCTTGCGGCGGCAACTGCCGCTAATCAGCTAATCATAGACGGCTGCGACGCAACAACCGGTTACATGACACAGGCGCAGGCCGTAAACGTCTCAACCCGTCCTGCTTCACCTGTGAGCAACACAACCGACGTAACTCAGCTTGGTTCTACGGCAGAACACATCAACTCGCGTGTCTATTTCCGGACGGGTGTAAACGCCGGTGGTGATGTGAACACGTTGTTCCTGTATGGGCATAGTGCATCTACCCCCAATGACAAATTCGTCATTTTCGTTGCGAGTTCTCAGACGCCATTTCATTTGCCGGTGTCCGGTGATGTAATCGACGAATGGGAATGCGCTCTTGATATCGTCTACACGATAAACACTGATTCGGTCGGGTTTGCGACACAAGCCACATATTGTTCACTTTCAGAATTTAACCTACTCAAGGAACGAACCGTCACCACGCACAAAGAAGGCCTTGCAACGACTGGAGAAGACCAAACAATCTACGGCAACAAATATTTCAAAGATATAACGACGTACGAAAATGATGTTTACTTCGAATCGGAAGACGATCCGTATGGGATT